TACTGCTTACCAACTTGACTTTGGTGTTGCAGAAGTGACTACAACAGTAGTAAATAACATTCCTAAGTTTGAAACTAAGAAAGATGTTGTGATTTCTATTGGAGATAAAGAATCTAAAGATGGTAAGAAGATTGCTCTTGGTCAAACCTTCTACTACTCATTTGCGGGTACACTTATTCCAAGTAACCGTGCGGATGACTTGTTCGAGTACAAGTTTGTAGATGACTACCAAGAAACTCATGATCGCTTTGATGGTAAGTATAAAGTAATTGCAAAACGTGATTTTGTAACTGCTGATGGTAAACACTTCAAAGCAGGTGATGACTTAACTACTTACGCTTGGTTGAAAGAAGATAAAGCGAAAGGTCAACTTGAAATTGGTCTGAAAGAAGAGTTCTTGCGTTCAATCACGAAAGAGTCTGAGTTCCAAGCTGATGTCTTTGTTGAAATGACTCGTATTCAAGCCGGTGAGGTTGAGAACAAGGTGTCACACATTGTTAACGGTATCGAAGTTTCTTCAAATACTGTTAAGACACACACTGATGTTCCACCAACACCAACTAAACCAACACCAAAAACTCCACAACTTCCAAATACAGGTGGTAAGGAGACTGCAGCTATGTCTGTAGCTGGGTATGGTTTACTTGCTTTGCTTGGTTTGTCTTTCCTTGGAAGAAGGCGCAAAGAAGATAGATAAATGAAGAGAAAGGGAAAACTCCCTTTCTTTTTTTTATTTATACTTGCAAAAACTTAACTATTCTGTTATTATAATTAAGGGTTTTATCTATTCTTTATAATTTCATAGTTTTTACTTGACTTTTTAATTTAGTTTTGGTATAATAGTTTTATCAAAATAAGAAGTTTAAGTTTCGGTGTGAAATTTAATGAAATAAAACACTTGACTTATTGTAATTATTTTGGTATAATATACTTATCAAAATAAAAGAAAGAGGTATTTACCTATGAAAAAATCTATTATCGCTACTGCTGCTTTGGCTGCTGCAAGTATTTCAACCACTGTTGCACATGCTGACACTATCTTTGATCCTACTGTTGACAATGCAGGTGGTTTGCGTACAGAACAAAATCAACCGAAAGTTCCTACAACAGATGCCAAAAACGAACCAGCTTTGGTAGAGAAAGAAGCGCCAAAACTAGTAGAAGTGAAAGCTCCTACTAAGGAAGAAGTCGCTGAACTTGGTGCTACTGCTAAACAAACCCAAGAAGATGCAGATAAAGCAAAAGAAACTGTAGCGCAAAAAGATGATGTTGTTAAAGGCTCTGAGTCTACTGTAAAAGAAAAACAAGAAAACGTAGAAAAAGCTGAAAAGGAACTGCCTACTACAGAGCAAGTTAAACAAGCAGAACAAGGTGTAGAAACTGCAAAAGGTGAAGTTACTCAAGCAGAAAAAGCGGTATCCACTGCTAAAAATGCAACTATTGTTTCTGCTGACGAAGTAGCTGCGCAAGAAAAAGCAGTTGCTACTAAACAAGCTGAAGTAGATGAAGCGAAAGGTGCTTTGGAAAAGGCAGAAAAAGAAGCTGCTGAAAAAGAAGCTATCTTGAACGATACTAAGCTCCCAGAAGCCCGTAAAGCTCAAACTGATGCTCGTTTTGAAGAACAAGATGCTAAAAGTTCAGTAGAGTCAAACGAAAAACGTGTTGAAGAAGCTAAACCTAAAGAACAAGAGTACCAAAATTCTGTAAAAGATGCTGAATCTAAAATTGCTACTTCAACTAAAGAAATTGAAGACTTGAATAAAACGAAAGCTGATGCTCAGATTGCTTATGCGAAGGCGAATGATGAGTATGATAAAGCAGGGGATTACAACAGTAAAATCCGTGCTACACATCTTCCAGAAATTACTCTTGACCCTAGCTTTGTACAAGCAGTAAAAGATACGATTGCTTACAACCTTGCTGACAACAGTGCTTTGTCTACTGAGGAACGTAACAAACGTACAACTGAGTTGTATAATCGAGTTGTTCGTACACAAGTTGCAAATGCTAACAACAAGTATGTTCAAACGAAAAACGAGTTGGAAGACACTACTCGCTATGACATCAACAATCTTCCTAAAGAAATTCGTGACGAATTGAATTACTTTGTAGCTGACTTGCTAAATCAAGCTCGTAAACAACTTGGACTACCAGATGCAGTTCTATCTAAAACCTCATTGGAATTTGCTCAAAAGATTGCAGACGAGTATGTGAAAGCAAACTATTCAAATAGTATGCGACAAGAATACCGTAAAAAAGGTGGTTCAGGACACTATGCCAAGGGTATCAACAAGGTTGCCAAAGAGTATAACATGCCTACAACTGATGCAGATGTTGAAGCACGTGGTGGACAATACTATGAAAACTCTGTGACTACCTTTGCTTCACATGATTTTGATGATGAAGATGGTGTTTACCGTAAGACTTTGGGCGAGATGAAAGAAACCTTGTACAATCATTTTGTACAGTTGATTTCAACTAAGAATGACTATGCGCATACTCAAGGGATTTTGCAATTTGACTATCCAAATGAGACTGCTTACTTTGGTGGGGTTGCTCAGAGCAAAACGGACGATTTCTACACTACGCACTTTCTAACTTCTGTCCGTAGCTCACTTACAAATGGCTCAACTTGGGATACAACTCCTATTGAGAATCCTTTGAAGAAAGAAGTTTTTGAACGTCGTGTAGCTGATGCAGTTCAACGTTTGAAAGATACTGCAAAAGCAGTAGGAGCTGTCCGTGAGCAAATTGAAGCAGCAGACAAAGGTTTGGAAAAAGCTAACTCAACTTTGCGTAGTGCAACTGTTAAGTTGAACGCATTGAAAAAAGAAGGTAGTCCTCTTGCTAAAGCGCAAACTTACTTGGAACGTGCTAAAACTCGTCATGACAAAGCAGTTGTTGATTTAGCTAATGCAAATGCTTTGGTAAACAGTTTGTTAGTGTCACATGCTCAAACTGAAATTGAAGCTAGAAGCGCTCGTGGGCGTGAAGTTATCGCTAAATTCAGTCTTGGGCAAGCAAATAAGGCTTTGGAAATTGAGCAAGCTAAATTGGACTCAATGAAAGTTTCAGCAGAAGCTAAGGCTAAAGCGGTATCTGAAGCTGAACAAGTACTCAAAGATGCTCAAGCTAACGTTAAACAAGCCGAAAAAGAGCTTGCAGACCTTAAAAATGCGAAAACTCGTTTGGCGGATCTAAAAGTTGAACTTGAACAAGCAGAGAAAGCTCTCCAAGTTGCACAAAAAGCACAACGTGAAGCTAAGGCAGACTTTGAAGTTAAGAGTGCCAAAGCACTTGAAGCGAAAACTGCTTACGAAACTGCTAAAACTAAGTTTGATGAAGCAGAAACAAAACGCTTGGTAGAGCTTGCAGAAGCTAAACGCAAAGAACTGGAAAAAGCGGGTTATAAACCAGTACCAGTTGTAGACAACAACGGGCATGTGGTTGATTACAAAGTTCCTCAAGCTACTGTAACTGTTGCAAATAGTTCAAACTCAGCTTCAACTACAACAACTGCAACTTCAACATCAGGTTTCGTTGCTCAATCAGAGGTTGCTCCTACTGTGTATTCTGCTACACCAGCTACAGAACAAGGTGAAACTCTTGTACAAACCTCAACTGTTGAACAACGTCAACTTCCAAACACAGGTGAGACTTCTAGCGCCCTAGCTACTCTCGGTATCTTTGGTTTGCTTGTTGGTTTTGTAGGCTTCAAATCTCGCAAAGAGAACTAAATTGGTCTTTCAAATTTAAGTGAGAGGTTACATTCCTCTCACTTTTCCATTTTGAGGTCTCAGTTTCGCTCCTATTCGATTTTAATTCTAAATTTGATACTTTATCTCTTCGACAATTAAAATTCGTCAGAGAGCAAATAAGAGTCATTTAGAAAGTAGGTTAATTTGGCTAAGAAATTTAATGCAAAATTTTATGATGTAAAACCTTGGTTACAATTCTTCTTCGGTATCGCCATTTTAGGTATTTCCTTTTGGGGAGCTAAAACGGTGCTACAAGAGAACGCAGTAAGGGAGTACAAGTCAACAACTGAACAATTTACACCCTCTACAGTAGAAGAAGTCATTTCAAAAGCAGACAAGGGAGAAACATTTTATGTTTTTGTAGGGGTTTCAACTTGCCCAGACTGTCAGAAGTTTGCTAGGCGCTTAGATGTAAACCTAAAAGATAAAGGTATTGACCCTAAGTCGGTTTATTACATTGGTTTTGACTCTGTAGAAGATTTTAAAGGTTTCTCTGAGGGTAGCTTTGAACGTTTAACTAAAGGTACGGAAGGAATTCCTATTTTCCGTAAGGTTATCAAAGGTCAACTTCAAACTCCTTTTGATGATTTGAGCAATTTGGGTGCTTATTTAACTCAATAAAAACACATTCGGTATCCACATCTGTGGGTACTTTTTATTTTCCTACTTTATTTTGAGGGTATGCCACAAAATTCGAGGTATGCACTTTGATAAGTTATGAAAATTAAATTAAGTTTAAGTGAGGTTAGAAAATATGGCTAACAACAAACTATCAGCAACAGGTCAAATGGCACTTGCTTTACCAACTATGCACGGTCAAAACAACCTTGAACTTGGTATCACGTGGTCTCCCATTCCTCGTAATTTCTTGGAGTCTGATGTGTTGGTTCAAGGAACAGATGAGACGATTAAGAGTGTTTTGGATAATGAAGATTACTTCCAATATCACTTTGTAAATGACAAGTTGGCTCTTGCTTCGATTGACTTTACACGTGCTATTCAAGCTTATGAGTTCTTGACAGAAGACAAATCTATGAGAGAAAAAGCGATTGCTCAGAGAAAGAAAACGGCTGAAGCTTTTCGTAAGTTCTTAGAGAAATTGGCAAAACAACCTTTGGGTACACGTGTTGAGGTTGGTATTTACTGTACCAACTCTCTCCCACAAGCAACTAAGTTAAGTGGGGAGAAAATTCCAGCGTTTGCAGTGGACTTCCAAGCTTTGGCTAACTTGTCTGTAAACATTTTAGGAATGAGTGATTACAACTTAGTTGTAGAACTAGGTGGTCGTAGATTACCGTTGGCAGTAGAAACATTCGGTATCCCCAATAAGCAGCACTTGATGGGAGCTGAGATGACAAGAGACAACAACGCTTTGGTGGTGATGATGTCTTTAGAACCCAAAAGTTAAGTTGAGGGCTTTATATGTTTGAGGAAGAAGAATTAGAACCTTCTTTAAACACATATTCTATAGGTGATTTGGAGAGTGAAGGGGTATCCACTTATACTCCGCACTCTTCACAGTCTCCCTTTATGGATAAGGTGTTTGAAAGAGAGTTTAAACAAACGATGGTTTATATTAAATCTATGAGTCCAACTGTTTTTGGTTTACACCATTTGGAGTTAGCACAAAGTCCGATAGGTTCTGAATTGCTTTCCTTTGTAAAAATTAAAGGACTTAGCTCTGAGAATTTATTTAAAGAGTTAGAAGAATGTGAGTTTGTCTTTATTTCAACTAAGAAAGAGTTTAGTGAGAAAGGGCATTTGGCTTACTCTAAGTTGTATTTACAATCTGTAAAAGCACCAAAAGGGTATCGCTTGGTTGCTTGCGCAAGCGCCGTTCCTATCCCAAATGGCTACAAAAGTCCTGACCCTCAGATTGAATATGTAGGACAGGATGAGATTATGGAAGGTGCAGTTCTGCAGTATTTTTGGATTGCAGAAGAGTTTCTATATCGAGTAGAGACTGAGGTAGTTACTGTCTCTTTGAAAAGGGTATCCGACCACCTTGGTGGTCGTTCTGTGGTTCTAACTAATGGGATTACTGTGTATTTGGTTGTCCAAGACCGTTCTCGAATGAGAAATACAGAGACAAAGAACATTTACTTTGTAGGAAACACGGTTGAAGAGTGCAAAGAGCAAATTGTCTCTATGTATAACCGTTTGGTTGAGTTAGGTCTAGCATTTCCTAGCGATGAGTTCACTGTCCAAAAAGAGATTGGTGGTATTTTAACAACCGTCAACTTGGCTTATAAAGAGCTTGAGCCGACAATGGATTTAGCCCCAGTAGCATTTGAGGTTTCGTTAGCAGAAGAAGGGTAAGAAGTATGAGTAAAGATTTAGTAGGTCTGATTGAGTTTCCAAAAGGAACTTCACAGTCAGATGATTTAGTTGGTTATGGTTTAGTGTATTTGGAGGAAGACATCTTGCGTTTTCGTCTGAAACGCTTGTCTTCTAGTTTGGATTTGTCTACGGTTTCAGATGAAGGTGTAGTTGAATTGTTTGAAAACAGTCCTTTACATTTCGTAGTAGATTATGAACGTTTTACACGTTACATTCAAACCAATTCTCCAGAGGTTTTAGAGGACAAGTTCTTCAGAGCTTTATACACCGTTCTAAAACAAACTTACCAGTTGGGGTATCCCCTCGACTTTTCTCGCTTGGCTTTAGTTTTAGAAGAGAAAGTTCAATTTGACCAATGGAAGGTTATTTTGCGTTCCTTATCTAAAGGAGATGGAACGTTTGAGAAATGGGGTGTATCGTATGGTTAGTCGAAAACCTATTAGAGAGATTGAAAGTCGCTTAACAGATGGTGGAGCTAAACTTTTGACTGAGTTTGAGAGTTTAGCTGATGTAGGAGTTGAAAGTCCTAAACAGGTAGTGTGTATCCACTTTAAAGAGAAAGACCGTTATGGTTTTTACATGCAGAGCGGTAAGAAACTAAAGTCTTTTAGTGTACCAACTTCCTTTATTGATAAAAGTAGAGTCTTGTCGGAACAAGTTTTGAACCATATTAAAGAGAGTGGTCTCTACTTTGAAGAGGGTGAAAATAGTTCAATTAAGGTTCCAGTATTAGCTCGTACAACAAGTACCGTTTTAAAGAATTTCCAAGGTTCCCAATACCCTGTGGTATCCTCTTACGTTCGTTATTTTTCAGATACTTTCAGTGAAGAACAGAGAAAACTCTTGTCTCGTTGGTTCTTGCAAGAAAGTTTTTATGAAGAAGGACTTCAAAGAATTGAATTGGAGTTAAATACTGATACCGATTACTTTAGAGAAAAAGCTGCAAAACTAGCAACTCTCATGGGAGGGGGGACTTGGTTCTTCAAAGAGTTGAACTATTTTGAAACTGGCGCTAAGTGTACCTTGGGACACGATATTAAGTGGGAATTTGTCGCAGAAGAAGAAGCCACAGGCGAAGTGTTGAAGTTCGGGGTAGATTGTGTGCAAGACTTCTTTAATATTGAAGGTCAAGTACAAAACCAGTTGGTACGCTTCCGTACTCGCTATTTTAATGAAATGTTGACGTATGCTTACTCTTATAGTCAACAGTTAGGGTACCAGAAGAACTTTGGTTTTGCCTTACCTAGCTTTTGGCAAAGTTTGGTAGACGGTGGTTTTGCTAAATCAACTTCTAAGATTGAGTATTTGCTAAAGTTCGTCCGAGAGTTCAACAGTTTAAACATGCCTTTACCAGTTTCTCTTCGTTTGCAGTTTTTGAAAGAATTGGAGCAACAAAGAGCGCACAATTTACGTTACCGCTTTATGGAGAACACGTTTGGGGCGGTATCCTTGTACAATATGTACTCTCTTTTAGGAGATTTAGTACCGTTTATTAGCGAACAAGATAAGGATAAAGGTGCTTGGTCGTCTATTAAGGGTTCTATGGTTAGTGAACATGGTTTACTACTTCAAGAAAAAGACCTTATCTTGAAATTTATGGAGTCTGCTTTCTTTGAAAGTGTAGCTGCTCTACAAGCTACTTTAGACGGATATGGGGAAATGGTTCACTCTGCCTTAGTGAATACAACAAGTGAGTTAGATTTCCAATTAGCTTATAACAAGTTGTCTTGGTTCGCAGAAAAACAAAATCCTCGGACAAATGATGTAAAATTTATCGGTGGTGTAGTATTTAGTAAGTATAGTAAACCTTATCACTTTGGGAACGGCTCAGCTCTTACTATGTCAGGAGATAAGTTGGAGACAGATTACTCAAATATCGAAAGATTTTACTTCGGTGTCCTCGACCCACGTATCTCTTTAAGTGATTTAATGGGTGTCTTCAACACCTTTACTCAGAAGTTTGAAGAACAACTTGCCAATAAATCGAAATAACAAAGTTCTTTCTTGTCTAAGTCTTGCATTTTCCCTCTAAATGTGATAAAATTGAGAAAAATGCAATTTGGATAGGAGAATAAATTTCGTATGTTAGTTCGCAGCCGACCTTTTAATGCTGGAGTAGAGTTTATAGTAGACTCTACAGTGTACACCTTAGCTCATAAGAGTCACAGTTTAATCAAGAAAATGGACTTGGAAGATTTGGATAGCAACACTCTTCTACGATACAAACCTATACAAGTCTTTTCTGTTTTATATCTAAAAGGGGTTTCTACCTCGGTTGCGGTAACTGTTTATAATGAAAAAGAGGGTTGTAAATGTGCAAACCCTCTGTCTGCTAAAACTTACCAAGTAGTGCGAGAGCAGTGGTTAAGAAGCAGTAAACTTCAAGGATTTTCTCGTATGGAAACCCCTACACCAGATGGTGTGATTGTGCAAGAAATAATGGTGGTAAGTCTATGAACAGTGTATTGAAAACAAAGATTACACCAAAAGACTTGTACAATCGTTACTTGCAGATGCGAAGCGCAGTAGAAGTCTTAAAGGTCATGTTGTATGACTACGGTATTTCTTATTCTCCCACTATTGTCCGTAAGTTTGAGTTGTCTCAATATGTTGTAGCTCAGTTAAAAGACTTAGGTTTTACTAACTATACAGATAAGCGCAGTGCGGTATCTTTGGTGTTAAATCTCAATTATTTGGAGTATGTTCAGAAGGTTGTAAAAACTAACCATCCTTTTCAAGTAGGTTTAAACTTGGTTATCTCTTACTTACAGTACAAGCAAGAAGTGGACTATTTAGAAAATTTATATTCCTTTAATGACTTGAGAAATAGGGGGTTTTTAAAGGGAAAACCGCAAACAAGACAAGTTAAGGTTTCTGAGGGTAAACAAAAAGGAGAAGTACCTCTATGGTTGCCAAAGACCTTAAATGATGAGATTTCCATTCACGATGGTTACACTGAGGTGGAAGAGTCTTTACACAATGTGTATTATCAATTTTTAACCAAAGTTGCCAAAGAGCAAGGGGTATCCTTGTTTACAGGTTGGACTTTCTTAAAAGGTGTTAAACGGACGCAAGAGTCTTCTTTGCTACCTTTAATTTTAAGAGGTTCAATCGAGATTCAAAATGAACAGATTCGTAAGGTTTTAAACTCTCTTCGTATCAATAATAAAGGAGAGTTTCCTTATTCTTTGGTTTATGAAGATTTACTGAAAGCTCAAACTAAGGTTTTAGAGAAGTACGCTCAGAGTGAACCAGACTTGATGGTTCGGAGTATTACTCCTTTTAAGGTTTCCTTTTCACGTGGTGGTTTAGGGTCTTACCCTTTGTATTACAATTACATTTGTTGGGATTATGACACTAATAAACCTTTACCTTCTGCAAATTGTTTCAATGGATTGGGAGGAGAGTTCACAAGGGTATCTTTTGCTGACGCAACTCCTTATTACCTAAGAAATGAAGAAGGTAAACAAGAGATTTTCTACAAGATGGTTAACAAGTCTCAACTTCATAGTAAGAATGTTCACTTAGAAACCTATTTAAAAGAGTTTTCTCAAATGTTTGGTAGACATTTTGGTGGAGAAGGTTTGTTAATTCCTTTGACATTTACTCGCACGAAAGTGATTAAGCAAAGTTTAGAACGATTAGAACAGAAAGGAGTCGCCCTAGTTGACTCGGATAGTTAGTTGTGGGAGAGGTCTGCAGTTAGCAGCTTCATCCTTTAGGCAGTTGGACTCAGAAGATATTGAATTGGTTCATTATCTTGGTTCGGACTTTAAGCTCTTACCCGTTTATTTCAGTGTAGGTGGTTCCTACCCACTAGAGGTTGAGGGTGTCCTACCTAGTCAGTCAAAAATCGGAGCAAGGCTTGGAGAAGTTTCCTACTGTGTAAAAAGTGTTATTTCCTCTAAATTTGGAGGGTTAGATATTCAAAGTAGTATTTCCATAGTTGTACCAAGTACAGAAAAGGGTCGCTTTAGCTTAGATACCTTGCATGAGGGGTTTGGAGGTTTGTCTCTGCCTTTCTTGGAGTTGAAAATATCTGAGGACTTGCGCTCTGTCTTTTCTGAGGTTGGAGATTTAGAGACTTTTTGGAGTACGTTGAATAGCATTCAGAAAGAAAATAGGTGGTAGAAAATGCAAAACAAAATGGTTGTTTTGGCTTTGTTGGATAGCGTTAACCCTACGGATACAAGTCATTCTTATAGCCCTAGTGGTTACGCATTGGCTCTTGCGGTATCCAACATTTCTCGACAATTTAAGAAAAAGTCAGTGCAAGCTGAGGTTGAGAAGCAGTTGAAGTTAGATGGGGAATTAACTTATACAATTATACAAGGTTCTTCATTTCCTCTGGCGGTTAGTGATAACCTTTGGGAATGTTTAAGTACCCTACGAGTTGCACAAGATGATGATTTATCTGATTATGATTTGGAGTTAAATGACTCTGAGGGTGGAGTTATTTTCAAGGTTGAAGGTGTCTTCACAGACAAGCGAGGACTTCTCAAAGGGGTATCCAATTTCAAATCGGTCGCAGATCGCTTGATTGATAAAGATTCTGTTGATTTAACTAAAGACCAAACAGAGTTTATTTCAGAAGTTAAGTCAAATATTAAGTCTTTGGCAGACTTGGAATTAGCTTTAAATGAAGATTCTAAAGGTGGTTCTCTAGCTCGCATTTCTGATGAAATGGAAGACTTATTAAGTTCTCGTAAGGATAGTTCAGAGTTTCGTCAGTCTTGGGAGTCTTTAAGAGCGCAGCTATTAGAGGGGAACTCTAAAAACTTTATCGGTAATGTACCTTCTCATTTGTTGGTGGAGGTTGAAAGTCCACTTGAAGTTTATGAGGATTTTGATAGTAGTGTAGATGTAGAAGATGCACGTGCCATTATTGATGCTCAACTTCGCGGTTATTTACCTTACCAATATGGTGTAGGTGGTTCTATGTACTTGCACTTACAAGGTTCGGTACTTAGAGAAAATGCTTACAAACAGTTTGCAAGTAAAGGTGTTCAGTATGATATCGGTAACGTTCAAGTTGAGTGGGGTTTAACACACTATTTGACGTATGGTGAAGCAGTTTTTCTGTACATCTTAGCTAAAGGTGGGGTTATAAACTTACCTACGACTGAAATTGATAGTGTATTTAAATCTGTACTTAAGGTTGGTTTAGAGGTTCAACTAAATTTCTTAAATATTTGGTTTTACGGACCAGTGGGGAATAGCTCTGAGTTTTCAGACCTTTACGCTAAAACAAAACAAATTTCAGCAGATGCTTATGTAAGTTTTTATGAGAGTTATTTACCATTTGAGCTTTACTTTGGTTTCTTGTATGTCTTGTACAGTGACAACTTGTTCAACTGTATTCAAGAAGGTTTACCAGATTTTACAAGTGAGATTCCAAGAATTGAGTTTGCTAAGTTGGTAGATAAGATTGCAGATTAGAATAGGTGGTTTAGACGATTGGTTTTTAAATTAGAACAAGAGCAGTTATTGTGGAAAGTTGGAGAGTTTTTAGCAGATAAAGGTCAACCTTTAGGGTTTTTAAACTCAGAAGGTTTCAACCCTAGTTTCTCGGTATCTGGAACGCAATTAGAACTCTTAATTGCGAAAATGAGAGCGCAAGCTCTCCAAGACTTGCCTTTTGAAATTGGCTCTTCTAAGAAGTTTGAAGACTTGCGCTTTTCTTTGTGGTTGCTCGCTAACACTTATTGTTATGTAGTGACTTCGCCACATAAATCTAAAGAATTGCAAGGTTTTAACTTAGGGAAACAAGATGTTCGTTTCGGTTCTTTGGCTTTGCCTTTATTAGAAAGTGCAGTTGAAGTAACTGATCGACAAAAGAATAGTTTGAGTAAGATTTACACGGAGTTCGGAGATACACTCAATCAAGGGTTACTCGCTTTCCCTACGATTAGTTTGTCTAAAGGTAAAGTATCTTTCCCTAGAAAGAAGGTTTCTTTCGTAGAAGGTGAGTACATGGTTCTTCCGGTATCCGTAGTAAACGGTTACGTTTCTAAACTCAAGGAGAAGTCCAAACAAGGTATTGTAACCATTGATGCACATCGTGTAGGTGGGTCTTTGCGAGAGTTTAATATGACTGCGGACACTACGATAGCAGTTCAACTTTACACAGGCTCATTATTGCTGGAAGATTTTGAGACTGTAGGTTATTCTCTATCTGCTGCTTCGGTTTACCAAGAGAGTAAAGTGAAGATTATGAAAGGTCTTACTCGTTTACTCTTAACTTTCTACGACTTGGGAATTGCAGAAGGGGAGTACCCACAAAGACAGCTCTCACTTAGTCGTATCCGAGAAGTTCGCTACTTAGCTAAAGAGGAACAAGACAAGAAGATTAGACAGTTGAAACGTTACGCTCTCATGTCTGAAGACGCTATGGTTCGTCAAATTAACCACTTGGCGAAAGATTGGTCATTTGAGCGACAAACAGAGTTCTTGGTAGAGAGTTTAGCTCGATTAAAACGAGTGTCTGATGTAGATACAAGTGTAAGTAAGTTTGAGATTAAGTCTCTGATTGAGTTTCAAATGCGCTTTAGTGAGTGTATTGAGTATTACTCTACTGCCTATTTGAGAGTTGTGTACGACATGATTCAAGAAGAACCAGAGCGTTACAATTTTATCACAGGTCGAAATACAGATATGGCGAGCGTAAGCGGTGCGGTATCCTCAGATTTTGTGACTATTCCAGATACGCTTGAATTTTAGAAGTTAAGTTGAGGTTTTATTTTCATGGACAAAATAAAAGAATTATGGGACAAGAAAGGGGTAAGATACACCATTTTAGGTGTTCTTGCTCTTGTACTGTTACTATTTGGGGTAAGAGCTTGTAACCAAGCTAAGAAGTCGAATACAGAGACAAAAGCAAGTGAAGAGCAAGTAGACAAACCTAAGAACAAAAACGCAGGGCTGACTCCATTTGAGGAAGAACAAAAGCGTTTAATTCGTAAGTATGGTGAGGCAGGAGAAGGGTATTATTGGTCTGATGAAGGTACTCGTATGGCTTTAGGAGACCAAAACTTGTCTGAGACTGAGGTTTTGAGAACTTTCTTACGTTCTCTATCTACTTTGGACTTTGCAACTGCTCAGAAATATGCTTATAAAGACCAAGTATTGAAAACCTTAAATGGTTACTTCAAGTCAGATGCAGAGTTCACTTACTCCGAGTCCTTTAAAAAGGGGATGTATCAACAATTTCTACTTAGTTTAGAGATTGAGGGTATCGAGAATCAGGCGACTTTTGCGGATGATAAGAGTAGTGTAACGGTTAAATTGAAAGCCTTGGACTTGTCTAATAAAGATTTTTGGAAAGAGGATCGCGAAGGTCTTTTAAAAGGTATTTATTCGTATCGTAAAACTGAGGCAGATTCTACGAAGGCTAGAAACTTCTTGTATGAGTATGTAAGTAACTACTGGAAATCTGAATTAGCTCAGAAGAAAACCATTACAGTAAACATTACCTTGATGAAAACAGGAGCGGGTGGTTGGCTTGTTTCAAACGATATGGACTTAGACAACTACGCTAAGTACAGTGAGGGTGAAACGGTTATTAACAACATTCTGAAAGAATATGATGAAGAAATTTCTCGTAGACCGAAAGGTTTTGAAGATTCTACATTTGACCCAAGCACTCTCTTGAATAAGGACAAGAAGTCTCAGGTAAAACATGAGACGGAAGATAGCAGTAAGAAAGCAGGTTCTTAATGAGTGTAGAGAAAGTTTCAGACTATTTAGAGCGTAAAGCTAAAGCAACCTTTCGTAAAGGTTATGAAGAGGTTCTACCTCTAATTAAAGATGGTGACTCTGAGTCGCAACTTCGCACGGTTGGTTCGGTTGCTCGCACTGAAAATCTTATCGGTATCGGTACCAACAACCGAGCTGAAGGATTTCACTTTGAAGAAAAACACTTGAGTACAACTGAGAAGTATGAGCAACAAGCTCAACTTGCTTTCAACGAAGAGTACATGAAAAGAGCTGACGAAATTGATAAACTAAGAATTTCCGAAGCAGTTTCTCAGTTTGCAATAGGATTGCAAGAAGGTTCTACTAATGATTTTGCTACTATGATTCAAGAGCGAAAAGAGGAAACAAGCGGTATCTCTGAACTCCCACCGTCTAATAGTTTCAACATTCCTCAATATGATGAGGAAGAAGAGGAACCGACTGGAGGTTTGGAAGAAAATACCGACTCTGACTTTACTCTCGAAGACCCATATTCGGTAGAACTAGTGAAAGATGAATTGCAAGAGTTTTCGTTTTCAGATAGTTTCAAGTTTTGATTAGTTTAGGTGGTTAGTAAGTACATGTTTTATGAGAAAAATGATTTCAAAATCCTGTTAGGATCAAACGCTTTAGAAGGTTGTACTGACCTAAGAAGTGCTTGTAGACGTGGTTTTGACTTATATTTCAAAGGGATAAACGAGTTACAAAGTGTTGAAACTTACTCTTTGAAACAACTTCGATTTGTAAAATCAAGACAAAGTGATAACCAATTCGGTATCTCCTTTAAAGGCGCATTTCCTTTCTCTTTCTCAGTAGATATTGAGAAAGGTACGTTAACAGTCTCTCCTTTCCTTTTGTCTGATGATGTGTTAGCAAAAATAAAAGAAGGTCATTATGTTCCCTTGGTTCAACTCTTTTTAAACGCATTTGCAGAGAAGGTTTGGGCTTACCACAATTTGGATTTGCTAAATGTTATGTTGGAGAAGTACAAACCAGTAGGTAGTCCTTATACTGTAAGATTTGTACTAAATAGTAAAGCAAAAGATAGGTTCTTATCTCGCTTTAGTGAAGACTTGATTGAATGGTGCGTTTTAGACGATTACCCTCAAACGCTCCAGAATATCCTCCCTCACGATTTAGATTCTCTAAAGGAATTTATACGCAAAAACTTTTACAATGGATTTGACGCTCTCTCAGAAGCTCTCAGAGGGCAGTCTACACTTTGGTCTGACTATTTAGCAGGTAGACCTCCAACTGGTGTTACTTACAATCCAATGCGCTTGGTTGGTGCGTTAGCTTTAGAGTTAGAGGAAACAGTTGAAAAACGTTGTCGTTTCTTATATTTGGAAAGTGAGAATGGGGAGATTACACTTTACCAACGTGAAGGTGAGGTTTATGTTGAGGTTCTTCGATTTGATAAGGAAACGGGAGAACTCGGTATCCTCGATAAGAGTTACACTTTAGGTTTCGACTCTACTGAGCAGAAGATGAAAAGAATTGAGGTGACTGTAGATGAGTCAGCGTAACTTTGGACAACATCGAGATAATAATGAAGGTGGTTGGAACGGTGTTCCTGACTGGGGGTCTCCTCAACAACCTCATCAACAACCTTCACCACAAAGAGGTGGGTTTGGTTCTTCAGATTTTGAATCTGAGACAACTAATTCGCTAGAAGAAGAGCGAGGGTTCAATTCACGTGGGGGTTTTGAACCTCAAGGTCAAAGAGGTGGAGGATTTGGTTATGAACAACATCAACAACCTTACCCAAATGAGTTCCAACAACCTCAAGGCTTTAACCAAGGGCAAAATGAGGGTTGGGGTTCTCAAAATAATCAAGGTTTTAACCAAAACCTCCAAGGGTATCCCCAAAATCAGTTCGACTCCAACCACTATGACCAATATGGTCAAATGGAAAATAGTGCAAGCGCACACCCAGTTAAGAAGAAATGGTCTCCTTGGTCTATTGGTTTAACTGTTGTCATTGTGGCAGTCTTACTCCTTGGTATTATGGTTTTTGTAGCAAATAAGGCGAAACAAAACCCTTCAAGTGAGTTGAAAAACAAGGTTACACAAGTAGAAAAAGGTGCTACAGATAAGAAGTCAGCGGCATCCGACAGTGACCGTATTTTCCCGGAAGGTTCTCCGAAGAAAGAAGAGAAAACTTCTAGCTCAACTTCTGCAGAAGAAAAACCTAAAGAGAAAGCTGAGAACTTAGGTGGTAGTGAAAGTAAACCAACCACTTCAAATACTCAAAACTTAGATGGTGCAAAAGTTTCGTCTGAGGTCTTAGTTGCTAAAGGCGTTGTAAAAGAATTACATTTAGAAGGCAATTCCGACTTAGCTGCTACCTATAAAGCAGTCTTATCTGTTGGCTCAACTACCATCTCGGTATCCCTTAATTTCGATACCGCAAGCCAACTAAAAATAGGCGACACTGTAACTGTTCGTTACCGTAAATTATCTGATGTAGATAAGGTTGTTATTGAATCTGTCACAAAATAAGAAAAAAGTCAGGAGGGTATCTATTTATCTCTTGACTTTTATTTATTGGCATGCTATACTAATTTTAGAATTTTTCAGAAAGATACGAGGTCAGCTAAAGCATGGTTAGAATGTTGAATTTAGGAAACAGTCCTAAAATGCCAGAGAAAGAAAAGAAAACCCAAACACTTTCAGATGCACTGGGTCAAGAAACTGCTAAACCGACTGCACCTATTCATAAAGTTCCTACAGTTGAAGTTCAACCAAATGGAGAACAAGAAGGTGTAGTAGAGCCACTAAGTCGAGTAGTAGGGGAAAAAGTAGGAAAACCAGTTACAGTAACACCTACTGAAAAACCAAAAGCAAAAGAAGAAAAACCGACTACTACAACCCCAACTACTGAGGGTGATGATAATGCTCCAAGAGCAGGTGGTATTTCTCTAGTAGGTATTATTCAGTCCAATGTAGACAAAGTTCGAGTATTTAAACGTGGTGTGTACTATGATGCAACACGTGTCGTAGGTTACATTTTACGAAACGATGGAGTTGAAGAACTTGAAGTATTTGATGATGTTCTAGTACCACAAGCAAAACCAAGTACAGTTTATCAACCAAACACAAGTTTGTTGTCTACTGCGGAAGATTTAAAATCTGTACCTAAAGTTCCATTTGCGATTGGGGAAACACGTGTATTCACAAAACCGGCTTTGCTTGCTTTGAATGAGTCTTGTAAAGAAATCGGTTCTCGTTTGGGTATCGGTGAAGCTCAACCAGTCGTTGTAAGTCAGTTGATGGACTTGCACCCAGAGTTGACAGAAGAGGTAGCTACTGAAATTGCAAAAGACTTTAAATTTGCTATTCAAGTTCGTGATGCTCGTGGAGAAGGTATTTTGGTTCCTGACCACCCAGAGGGTTTATTCAGTCGTTTGTCTGTAGCGATTGGTCTTGCGCTTTCGACTGAGACTTTGAAAGAAGAAGTTGCTCGTCAGTTGTTGAAACACAAATTGGTAACAGATAAAACACCAGAAGAGTTGTTATTGATGTTGAAAGATCGTCTCAACTTGGCTCTTCCACAAGGTTTATTACTCCCAGTAGATTTGTTTGAAGAAGTTTATGAGGTTAAAGGCGCTCGTAGAGCAGTTAAAGGTTCTAAGGTTAAACCTGAATTTGAGCGTATTTTCGGTGTGTACAATGAGTACAATCAACCAAAATCAAAACGCACACAAAGAACTCAAACTCCTAAGTCTGACAAAGAAATCAAAGGCTCAACTAAACCAGCGGTATCCTCACAAGTCAACTTGGCGAATTACTTTGCGCACTATACGCAAGGTAAATAATTTAGAATTAAGAAACGCACCATTTTGGTGCGTTTTATGTTTGTCATCAAACCTATCAATCTACTACCACTATTGACTTTTAAACCTTTTTATGATATAATTAACTCACTAAATAAACTTAATTGAAAGTGAGGAATTTTCTATGGCAAAAAGACCAAAGAAGAAAAAAGCAGGAAATAAGACTCCTAAAACCGGTATTGTCTACACACCTTTTTCTATGGTTCGTAGAGTAAATGATTTATCGAAGTTAGAAGGGAAAGCAGAGCGTACCTCTTTTGAGATGCAAACTCATGGTATGATTACTGCTTTTGAATTTTTGAATTTGTGGAAGAGTGGAGAAATTGATACGACTGCTTCAAGTCGTATTGGCTTGCAACCTTATTTAAACCATTATGTGGGAGTAGCAGGGCGAATTACAGATGTCCGAAAGAGCAAAGACGGGGTATCCCTCTTGATTTTAGATCCCTCGTTAGTTGGTACGTTCGGAGCCCGAACGAAGTCTGAGGTAAAACAGTTGGTCAAAGAAGCAGGAGGGAAAGATAGTAAGTATTTCCAAGATATTCCCAACCAACCTATTTTCTCAAGTCATGTGTGGTTGTTCTTACCAGAGGTTGACGCTTCCTTGTGTAAAGATACGGCTTTGTACTTAGGTTCTGTGATTACATTCTATGCAAAAGTTGAATTATACAAAGGTCGTGTGTCTACTTCACACTCTAATAGAGCGCCTAAATACGGTCTAGGCTCAATTATTTTGAATAATAGTTATATGCCTTACATGGTTCAAAGAATGGACGAGAGCAACTTTAAATCAGCGCGTAGTGGTCGTAGAGTTCAGATGATGTTTGGTAATTACCGACTCGGCACAACCAATGATTTTGACTTGCGTTACGCAGTTGCTTTGATTGAAAAATCAAAAGTTGAGCCTTATGTAGATTGGTATTTCCAACTTCGTAACCTCAGTCAAAAAACTCATTGGAATTGGATTTACAACTTTATGATGGACTGTGACCCAGAAGTTGAGAAAGGTTTAACGAAGTATGGAAACTTCAAACTGTTGATGATGAAGAATAAAGTAGGCTTACCTATGGAGTTAGAAGCTCTTAAGTACAGAAAGCAGCTAAGAGACAAAGCAGTATCCGAAGGTCTTATAGACTCTTACGATAAACCAACTGAAGAGCTAGATTTGTTCTGTAACTTCTCAGACTGCCTTGAACATTTGGAGAAGTTAGGTTTTAAGGATATTCCAGTAAAAGATACGCTTTAAATCACAGAGTTTTAGAAGAAATTCAAATAAGATACTTGACAAAGTATCTTATTTTTGATATAATAAAGATAGTTAAATGGAAATAGGAAAAGGAGAACTTACAATGAATAATGTAGTATATATGACTGAGGATCAAGAGCGTAGCAACCGCCTTGAAGTTGAAAGCAACTTAGCAAACCTCTTTAGAGAACGGGTAGAAACAAAAGGGAAACAAGTTCGTTCGCTTTGTCGAAATATTGCCCTTTGGGTAACTCTCGGGGTATCCACATGGTTTCTTGCTGATATGGGTCTTGAGATTTATGAACAACAGTTGACGAACTCAACTTACACCGTTCGCTTTTTGATTTCTGCCTTGAACTTATTAGTATTCTTAGGTGGATTTTCTGTACTGTATTTTACAATGTACCATTTGAGCCACACTCTTGTAGGTTTCCGCTTGTTCAATCGTGGAGACTACTATGAGCGTAAAGACTCAACTTACTTGCCTTTGTTTGATAAGATTGAGCGTGGTTATTACACAGATATGTATTTCCAGTCAAATGGGTATATTTCTAAGGTGTCTGTACCAAATCACTATGCAAACCGTTTTGAGTTAGGTGCTAGTGTACCAGTAGATGTAGCTATTTTGATGTATAAGCAGTCTGGTCGAGTTCGTTTGGTTACAAACTGCGTTGGTTCACGTGCTAACAATGAGAAAGAGTTTCAAGAAACTTTGTGGAGACATAATGGTAATTTGAAAGCTCCACAAAAAGCGTACCAACAAGCATTGGCAGGTTCGGTATCCACTCCTCAAAAACAAATCGGAATGAACTAGAATTTTTGCATTGCATAAATGACTAATTTGTGGTACTATAAATTAGCACTCCGATAGGAGTGTCTAATCGTCTAAACTGCGGGGAGATAGTAGGGTTTACCTACTATTTTCTTTTCTTTTTGTTTAGTTTCTCTTATTTGCTCCAAAATCTTGCTATTTACAACAATTTGTGATATAATAAAGAAAATTAGAAACGAGGACTTTTAAATGACTTTATTGAATGCACGCCCTTACCTAGTAGGTAAGCAAACAACTTTATTTTACATTGATGAGCACTACAAGGTTCAACCCTTTACAGTAACTAAAGAGATGGTCGAAAGTGGTTCTGTAAAACTCCCTCGCTTTCCTTATGACAAAGCAGATTATGAGCTTTACATTAAAGGCGGACAAGTTTTCACAGATCCCTTTGATGGAGTTATTGTAACCTATACTGAAAAAGAGACTGGTGAGGTTCACGAACCGTTTGCTTGCAGTTTTCTATCTTGGGAGTTGAGAGACATTTTCCCTAAACTTGGTAAGATTTTGAGAGAAAAGATTAAGCAAGAAAACAAAGAGCGATATCCTCTTATTCGCTTTGTAGATGCGAAAACTTCTGAGGTGTTGACTGAGTTTCCTTATGAGAATTACTACAAAGAAAACTTTGCTTTGAATGAAATGGGTAAATACATGGCAAATGGTCATTTAGACCTTCTAGTTCAAACTTATGACAAAGAAACAGATGAATGGATTCCATTTGAATTGAAACGGTTGGACTATTGGAAAGCTTTAGAAGATACAAAAGCGCAAGTACAAGAAGAAGTACAACGTTGGAAAGAAGACTTGTAAAATGGCAGAAAATTTTGCAACAAAATACAGGTCAAAAGATGTAGACCGCTATATAGGAAATGAATTAGCAGTTCAAAAACTTTTGAATCGCTTTTCTTCCAAAGACGGAGAAGACTATCCAGCTTGTGTGATGATTTCAGGAGCAAGCGGTTGTGGTAAGACTACAATGGCTCGTATGTCAACTAAATTAGTCCTTTGTGAGAATAAGCAAATCCGTAAGTGGAAGAACAGAGAGTATTTGTTACCTTGCAACCGATGTAAAATGTGTCAAGATTTGAATGAATACATTGAGACTGCAGATGCTACAAAGCTCTTTTCGGTAAAAGAATTAGACTCTTCTAAAACAGGGAACGTAGATGCAGTACGACAATTTGTAGAGTCTGCTTCTATGCCTAAGCTATTTGCGGGGTATTCTATCTTTATCTTTGATGAGTGTCACTTGATTTCTAAAGCAGGTCAAGAAAGTATGTTGAAGTTTACCGAGGATGCCCCACCTAAGTCTATATTTTTCTTCTGTACCACTGACCCTCAAAAGATGATTGAACCGTTACAAACTCGTATGGACTTAAAGATTGTAATTGAGTTACCTAGTGTGGCAGATAATGTGAACCTTATGACTTGGGTATCAAACGAAGAAGGTTTCGCTTTTGAGAAACCGGCTTTAGAGTTAATTGCAGTTCGTTCAAATTGTGTCTTTCGTCAATCCTTGAAACAACTAGAGAACGTTTACCGTTCTTATGGTTCAGTTCGCTACGATGATGTTGTTAAGGTTCTTGATGTAAATAAAAATAGAGGTCTTTATTTTGATTTCTTAGAGTTTCTAAGAACAAAGAATACGGTTCTTTATACAAAGACTGTACATACTGCTATGTTGGAAGTTGGGTTGAAGAACTTTGTTGAGGGTCTGAGAGAGTTTGTGAAGCGAGGTCTTTATATTTCATTAGGTCTTCATGTATTAGGAATTACCAAAAATGAATTGAAGTTGTACAAGGACTTATTTGACAAGTTCAACAATGAAGAAATCTTAGCTCTCTTGGAGTTCTTGAACAACTTAGGACGAGGAGATATTGAAACCCAATTACTCCTCCTTGGGTATCGTGGGCTTCTTGCTCCTCAACTATCTACTCAATCAAATTCACTTGTAGGCGTTGAAGTTAATGAAATTAAAGGCAACGAAAGAGTTTTGGAGAGCAAACAAATGGCTCAAAAACATAAGGAAGACAAAGCAGCACACCATGAAAACACGGTTGCAAAAGCGCAGTTGGATTTAAAACCGATGTCAGCAGACCAAATGGTTGATATGTTTGATAGTTTGTAATAAACTAAAGTAAGGTAGACTTTAATTAAAGAAAGTAGGTAAAAATGGCAAAACAACTATTCAAAAAACGTTACACAAAGAAGTTTGCAGAAACTTATGAAGTTCCTACTTCAAAACCTGATTATAGGCTTTTGATTGTACTTTACCCTTTACAGAAAGGTGACCCTTTCTATGATGAGGATATTGTAGCGATTGATAAGTTAGATAAAAAAGGTTTCTTTGTGACAGTATACCCTTACAAAAACTTAGAGGAACGCAAACTTTTGCTAAATGGTTTAGTTAAAAATCAGTCTTTGTGGCAGGAGGTTGAGTTATGATGCATTTATCTGAGTTCCATCCTACTTATTTGACCGACCATTTAGCTCATGACATAAGTAGATGTTATGATTTAACAAGAAACAGACTGTTGATTCGAGTTAATATGGCTTGGTTGCTTGAGATTCAGATTAAGAAAGTAATGGCTTACCATAACCCAACAAAGTTTAGCAAAACTAAAGGTTCTCATAATGTTTTACGTTCAATCTTTAAACTACAAGAGGTGATACCTGAATTACAAGACTTTATTGATAATATGTATTTAGAGTCCTTGAATTTACAACGACTTGGTGCTATTCAAACTTTCGAGTATGTTAGTGCTCGTTATAAAGGTGCATCAGAAGTATTCGATTCTGACCTACCTTACGTTGAAGATATGTTTGAATTATACTGGATATTGTCAAACCACACACGAGACTTGAACATACTATAAAGAAAGCGAGAAAAACAAATGTCAAAAGAAGTAGTAGTATTTACAAAGCGCCCAGAAGATGGAGTTTGTCCCGGATGTAAGATGTTGAAGCGTAAGCTCGACTCAGAGGGTATCCCGTACAAGGAAATTCCTTACGACCCAGACAAGGAAGAACACGTTCGTATTGTGAAAGGTGCTAAATTTAGCGCTCTTCCAGTAACTTTCCCTAATGGGTTGGACGACCCTTCGTCTGCTTTTAGTGGGTTTGCACCTAATAAAGTAGCTGAAATCAAGCGTAACTTGGCTTTATAAGAAAATGGCAAGAGGTGTTAGCAAACATCTCTTATTTTTTGTGCAGAAAAGCTTGTCAAGTAAAAAGATTTTTGGTAGAATAAACAAAATAAAGAGAAAGTTGGTGCGAGTTTTGGGTAAAATTTCAGATTTAGTCCTAAACCGAGACTTTAGAGGGAGAAAATTTGCTTTAGAAAGTATTGTCTTTCTAAACACGTTAGCCCTCCTACCTACAACTGCTTTTGCAAATACAGATTCGTTAGGTGGGGTGCCCGACTCTTCATCAGCGGTATCCGATGCAGTTGACACAACAAATACGATTACACGTGAGCAAGCTAACAACATTTTGCAGAACGTAAGAGACGCCATTCCAGAGCCTTCAAGCGACCGTGCGTTGAATCAAATCAACAAAGCGGTCAATACAAGTCGAGACTCTAGCTGGGACATGGCAATGGATGCTTTAGCTCCAGTAGGTTATGGGTTGATGTTCCTAGCCAATATTTTATGGGGTCTTGCAACTTTTGGATATTTCTTTCAAACGTCTGTTGATGTTTTGTGTTTGGTATGGTCTGGTCCCCGTGAATACTTCATGAACAAACAACCGAGTCAAGACCAAGGTTTTAGTTTGAAAGGTTTCATTGGTTCTTTCTTCACTTTGTCTTATGACGCTCGTCAAATCATTGAGAGTGCAGGGTTGAGTACAGGTTCTCAACAAATGCAAGGTGCAGGTGGTATGGGTATGAACCGTGGCGGCATGGGTATGGGTGCTCCAATGGGTTCCCCTATGGGTGGCATGGGTTCTCCGATGGGCATGAACCGTGGAATGGGCATGGGTGGAATGAACCAAGGAATGCAGAACAAACCTATGGTTTCAACAGGTAACTTGTTGAGTCGTTATGTGTCACTTCACATGAAAACTTTGGTTGCTCTAGGTGTTGCCTTTGTAATCTTTGGAACGTCCTTTGCGACTGAGTTTCAAGGTCAAGCGGTATCCCTAATTATTGCCTTGATTAAAGGTGCTTGGAACCTACTTCTACAAGGTTTCCGCTTTATATCAGGACGTGGATAAGAAGGTGAGTTCATGGCTTTCTTAGACTTAAAGATATTTAACAATTTAAAGAACAGTGGAGATTCAAGGTTTGGTGGACATCACGCTCACTTAATGAAAAGGCGCTTGGAAGCTGATTTATTGGAGTTAGCTGAAAAGACTTTGAAAGGTCGAGTAACACATTGTTGCATTGAGGTGTCAGACCAAGAATTACCTTTAATGTTGGAGGTCTTATCGAACCCTACGGTTCAATCTCGACTTCAATTCCAACAACAAGAAATACCAACACAGTTCTTAATTGGATTTAGAAACTTGACTGTTTTCTAAATTTCAAGTTTGCAGTTTAGTAAGGTGAGGTTCAGTTCGCATGAGTACAAAGGCTCGGTTGCCTTATGTAGAGGTTATAAAAGAAGTAAGTAAATTAGTTCATTTGAAGTATGAAACGGTAGACAATATTGTTTCATACTATAGAGAAGTTTGCTTTGACGCTATTACTAAAGGGTATTCCTTTGATGTGTTCGAAGGGTTGTTCATGAAAGTAACGGTTTCAAAAGACCAAGCTCGGAAAGTGCTACCTCAGACTTATTTGTTAAAACGAGTGAGTGAGTCTTTAGACTTGTCACTCACAGTTGTACAATCGGTGCTACAAAAGTTCCAAGAGTTGACTTATCAAGAAGTTGCAAAAGGTTCAGCGGTATCCTACATTAACTTAATTTCCTTTAACCCAAGCGCCACAAGGTCTTGGAATAAGGTAAAAGTAGGTTCAGCAGTTTTAACACTTAAGAAACAGGTAGGAGTACAAGTTCGTTTGGTTTGTACCAAAGACTTTAAAGAATTAGTGGGGAAATAACCTATGGAGGGGAAGACTCACAGATTAGGTGGTACGGTGTGTGCAATGGCTGGGTTCATAACCTTGAAGGATTCGGGTTACTTAATACAAAGTGACTTGATTTCTCCAGCGTTACAGTTCTTAGTCATTTACACAGCGGGGATTTATGGTGGTATGTGGTCGGATAACGACCACCATTGGGATTCGAGTCCATTAAAAGACCCGGCTTCTTGGTTACAAAATAAGGTCTTGCATATTGCAAACACGCCTTATAAGAAGTTAGATGAGAGATTAAGTAGCAAACAGAAGAAAAGCTCTGTTCTGTATAAAACTTTGAAATTCATGAGGTGTATCCATCGCTCGTGGCAAACACATAGTGAGTTTACACTTCTCATGATATTGTGGCTGATGTTCAGTCCAACTTTCTTAGGATTTACAGGACGTTTTGACCCTCTGTTATGGTTACTAATAGTCACAGGGTTTGGACTTGGGGTGATTTCCCATTTAGTGTTAGATATGTTGACTACGGAGGGAATTCGTTTCGCTCTTGGTGTTTTCATCAAAATATTCTTTCCAAACATTCCTATGTTCACAACTATTCGTTTGGTGCCCGGTATCTCAACCTTCAAAACAGGTTCGGAGTGGGAGATGGCGATACGAAAAGCTTTGTCTATCATACAATATGGTATGTTAGCTTTGGTCTTGTTGGACTTAGGAGGGGTTTCTATCTTACACTATTTTAGTTGAGGGTATTTTCGTACACCTCAAACCGTTGTCTTATAGTTATTGGAAGTAGCAATAAGAGAGCAGAACGAAAGTTGTTTCGTATTGTAGTAGGATAAACTAATAAAAATAAAAGGTAAAGTTGCTCCAACAACTTTAACCAGATTTGAGGTTTATCTATGAACATTTCTAAAACAGCAAGAGGAATTCTTGCAACAGTTCTAATGTCTGCTAGTTTAGTAGGCGCAGGTTATATGTCTGAAGTGAGTGGTGTCACAAACTTCACTGATATTGCAGAAGTGCACGCTTTGGGTGGTTCTGATGCAAATGCTAGTTCAGAGTCTATGAGTCGACTTCAAGAGAAGGTTTACGATGAGGTTTCAGGAAACACTTATCGTACAACTACAGGTGATGGTCTCACTGGTTCTAAGATTTATAACCAAAAAGGTGAAGTTACAAGTAACTTTGACAAATTGACTGAGGGTGACAAAAACAAGGTCATTCAAGACATCAATAGAGCAGTTAAAAAGACTGCTGACAGAGATGCGACAGCGATTGAGTCAGGTGAAGCTACAAATAACGCAGTCACAAAAGGTACTGTTAACAAATTCTGGAAAGACATGAGAGAAGTTCGTAAGTCTACGGCAGGGTATCTCATTTCTGTCGCAACTGCTGATGTAGCTGCTGACTGGGATGCTGCTTCAAATTTCTTGGCTCCGTTCTATCCATTCTTTAACAGTGCGATTGCGGTATTCTTGATTTTAGCTTCATTCTCATTCTTTATCCATTTGGCGATTGCAGTGTTCTACTTCATGACTCCTTCATTCCAGTATTTTGTAAAAGATGCTGAGAGTGCTAAAGGTGCGAGGGGTTATATTGCAAGCATTATTCCGAAACAAGCGGTTACTGCCAACGACCAAGCTTTGGATAAAGGTGGAAACCCACTTCTTATTTACATTGGTAAAACTTGGGTAATGATGCTCGCTTATGCGTTAATCTTGATTTTCTTCGCAACCAACTCTATGTTGGTCTTGGTCGGCCCGATTTCAACACTTTTTGCATCCCTTGTTGGATTGTAATTGGTCGATTCGTCAGAAAAGAGGTTATAAATGGCACAGTTAAAATTCGTCAGAGTTTTACAAGTAGCCTTGTTATCCTTAGTAGTGAGTTTGGGGTTGTGGGGTTTTTCTTCTCCCAACTCCAATCTTTTGGTAGATGTCGTACAAGCTAGAGCGAAGTTTGATGCAACTACTGTGAGCGAGAATAGTATGCCTTTTGTCATTGTAGACAGTGAAGCAGGGGTGTCCTCAGTTGTTGATAACATCAATAATGAGATTAGAGTACAGTTAGTAGTACGTTCAGATCAAGTATCTGACGGTTGGAAGTTTGTTTACTACAACAGTAGTAAAAAGCGAGTTTCGATTGACCGTAAGAACTTTTTGGAATATCCTATGAATACTCGTCAGAAAATCATGGATATAGCTTTGAGTAACTTGAAAGATGACCGTTCAGGGGGGTTATCTGCAAGAGATAGAGCAAGGCTCTATAAATTTGTAGAAGACCAAGATACGAATATTTCAAGTGTTCTACAAGCAGTTAACTCTGATGTAACGGCTGACTTAAATGAAGCACAAAACATTTTGAAATTCTTTACAAGTCCATTAGGTACTTTGTTGGGTATTCTTACAATTTTGATTTGTGCAACAGTTGGTATCTCTATGGCGATGGATGTTTTCGCAATGATGACTCCAAGTTTGATGTATCACTTTATGAAGAAAGGAGACAAGCGCCCTGTGTTGATTTCACCTGAAGCTTGGTTCTCTTATAAAGATGGTATTTCAAAAGGTGCGCACTCAAATTACATGATAACGTACTTGTCTCGCTCTATTCCAAAATTAGTGGTAACAGGTGCTTGTTTAGCCTACATTATGATTGGTAATGCCACGGCTCTTGCGATATTCTTTGCCAATCTATTTAACCGATAAGTTGTTTTCTTGGAGCTTATCGTTAATTGGTAAGTTTCATTGCAAGCAACTAGGGAGCCTCGGTATCGTTGGGTACTGAGGTTTCTTTTTTCAAGAAAGGAATCTTTAAATTCATGTTCGGACAGAAGAAGATTAAAGATAAACAAATTAAATTAAAGGAAACAAGCAAGTTCTCACGTTTTGTAGACTCGTTGCGCGAGGGTTCGATTTTGTTCTTTGGGGGAAAATCGGTAGATAAAAGAAAATCAACGAGTCAGTTTGTTCCAATGACTTTGGAGCAAGTAGTAGTTGAAAATAGAAGAAAGAAAGTCAGAAGTTTTGTAGGTAAGACTGTAACTTTGGTTTCGGTATCCTTACTTTTAGGTTCAGTTGCTTTACAAGTTGGGAGTTCAGTTTTAGGTTTAAAAGTTGACTATACTACTGCTTATGCTGAGAATAAACAAGGTCAGAAAAGTTCTGCCTTAGAGCGCTCTATTGACCAATTAAAGATTGCAGCAGGTGAAGCTGATGGTTCTTTATCCGGTGGTGCAAAAGGACTCTCCCCGGCAGAGGTTAAAACAGTAGGGTTCTTTATCTCTAACTGGTATTCTCCGTTTACGACACGTGTCTCTATAAATGGAAATACAGTAGGTGATGCGCAATCTGACATTCAAACCATTTTAAAAACTCATGCTGGTTTAGCTGATGATCCAGCAGGGGAGTTAGCGAAACTAGTTGCTAACTTAGGTGCTAAAACTTCTGAACCTTTGTACTTAGCTAAATCAGATGATAATGGTCAAACTTGGAAGTCGTTACAAACCAAAGCTACTTACTTTGAGGTGTTATTTGGTTCCGTAGGGTTATGGTCTAAGTCGTTACTAACTACAGATGATGAAGTTTCTCTTAAAAATCGTTATGAGTATAATGTAGATAAAGGTACTTTATTAGGGTTAGTTAGGGAAAGTAAAGCTAAAGAGTCTGACTTAAAACGACAAGAAATTGTCTATGAGTGGAACCCAGACCCTAGTGGCACCCCTACGGTATCCCAAGCTACATTTTATACAAACTTTGCTTCAGTTGATGCCTCTAAGAGTTGGGGTTCTAATGTTTTGACTTTAGACGGGTCAGATAGTAAGATTGTAGACTTGTTAAAGTCAAATGATAGACATTTAGCTGAGAAATTGAATGCTTACTTAAACGGGTTTGATTATGAGGAACGTGGTGCTTTACCGGCTGCTATGAAAACAAAGAACCAAGGTTCTTTGAAACCGTTCTATGATAGCTCTATCTACTCAGCAGGTATGTATACTGATGGTTTTGGTAATTTAATTTCAGAAACAGGTTCAGACCAAAGAGGTGCTTATGTTGTGATTCCAGCTTCGCAAAACCCTATGATGTATGCTAAGAAAACAAGCACTTCTATAACTAGCTCTACTAACTCTTCTAGTGATAAAGAGGCCAACAAAAACAAAGACTTGGATAAAGAGAAAGATAAAAAGGTTGATATTAAAAGTTCTAGTGTAGACGAGAAGATGTCTGAGATTTACAACAATACTAATACGGGTGTGGGTCGTCAGATTTCGATTAACAACCTTAATAATTTAGCTCTCCTTAAAGGAAAGGGGTATCTTTCAGTTGACGGATCAAATGCAACTTTAGGTGGTTCTGTTGATCGCAAACTTCGTTTTTATTCTGCTATTGCTAACGATTCCGTAGTAGCAGGAAAAGAGTCAGCAGATACTTCTGGTTGGGGTTGGTCTATTGACTTTTATAACTTTAATGATTTAGGTGCAGTCTTACAAAGTGCATTAAATACTCAGTGGTTAGTTCGTAACGGTAATGAGTCCGCAACTTTGACTAAAGATGGGTCTATTTTCCATAGCGGTTCAAATGTTGAGGGTTACAATTTTGGGTCTTCCTACTCTGAAATTCGTTCAGGTTCTACTGATTACGCATTACCTCAAGGTTATTTAACTGGGTTTTTCCCTGTATTTGGCGATTCACGAACGATGTTTGACTTAACCAAGAATGTATCCGGAGCAGATGCATGGGTTTCTATGAATGCGAAACCTTTCTCAGATGACTCTTATAAGTTTAAATCAAATATGTCACTTACAAAACCAGTAATTGATGAGATTATTAGTTTTGATGATAAGGGGTTTGCAAGTGGTAACGATAAGTTCAAGAAGTTAGGTGACAATGGTACTTTATTAGTAGGTAAAGCTCAAGATATTCCATTACAGTCTTCTCGCTTAGACAGTAGTGGGTATTGGGTGGGACAAGGTTCAAAAGGGGCTTTAGTTGATACAGCAGGTGAAGCTCCGAAAGATACTGCTGATAAAAAGTATGCTATTAACTTGTATGCTTCAACTGTACTTGTTCGTGCTAATCCTCTCAATAAAGACATTCCTTATGTTATTAACTTGGATAACTCTTCCGTAATTGATGAGGATGCTTTAAAGGCTGCTTCTGAGGAGAATGAAGAAGACTTAGATCATGTGTTGAAGAATATGGCTTACTTCATGTTGAATCCAACTAAAGGTCGTGAGTACAAACAACGTTGGTCTAAAACCTTTATGAACCAAACCATGTTAAGTTCATTACAAGATATGGTGGGAGCAAACACCGCTTCAAGTTACTCAGGTACAACTCGTTACTTGGAGTTAACTGGTTTTGCAACTATACCTAAGATGAATGAAATTAAGTTTACAGACTACTTGTATTCTAAGTTCTCTTCTTGGGGTGTCACTATTTTGATTGTAGCTTCTTTCTTGATGTTAGTATTCTTATTCGTAGGTCAAATTCGAGTAGTACCTGCAGTTCTTTCTATCTTAGCCTTTGGGTATCTTTTGTACAGTCCACCTAAGATGATTGATGCTTCAACTCATTTGACTAATCAGATAAATTCTTATTTCTTCAAAGATAAGTTTATGTTTTGGGTTATGGCGACACACCAAAACTATTCTGACTCGGTAGCACAACTTCAAAAAGCTGCTGAAACTGGGAACTACGACAACTACACTGCCTTACTAGTGAAACTTCAAGGTGGTTGGGGTGGTTCTGAAAACGAAGGGGAAACAGATGTTTATGAGTGGCAACAAACCCTTGGTGCATCGGTTAAAGTTCGTTGGATGGCTCCTAAGAAAGACGGTTACATTCAACAAGTGAAACGTGACTTAAAACAAGTCACTTCAAATAGTGTTGATGAAGCAAACAAAGAGAAAAAGCAAGGTGAGTAGGAGGTCTTGAGCTTTATGATAACAACTAAAAAGATGAAGCAGTGGACTTTGGTAGGGGTATCCCTTGGGGTGCTCCTCGCTCCTAGCTTTTTATCAAGTTTAAGTATTGTCACTCCAAGTATTGTCCACGCTGATGATAAGAAGGATAAAGACAAGGAGAAAGACAAAGACAAGAAAAAAGAGAAGAAGAAAGATAGTGGTGAGAAGAGAACAGATAATGATGCAAGTGGTAAGAACTTGATTGATTCTCCACTGACTTCAGCTCTCTTGTCTAATGGTCTCTCAAATGAAGATTACACAGGGTTAGACACAAATTATCTGTACCGAGGGTATCCCGATATTGCTGATTATTCTCGTATGTATTACGGAAATATTATGGGAGACAATATTTCAACAAACGGTGCGATTGTATTTAACATTGGTTCATGGTCTGAGGGTCTTGCAACTATGTTCCCTCAAACAGATAAGAGTTTAAATGTTTCAAACTCTGTAACTCCGTCGGATACTCGCTCTTCTATGCAAGAGTATTTGAGTTTGGAGAGTTCAGACAAACCAAACCATCAAACTTTGTTACAACGTTCTAAACTTGGATTTATCAATGACCGTAAAGGAACGTCTTCAACAGGTTCAGTTGATACAAAAACTATGAAACGGATTTTCGCTCCGATTTCGTCAAATACGATTGCAAAGGCTTCAACACAAGATTTGAGCCAAGTGAAAGTAGGAGATGAAGTGGGTTTGAATGAAGATTACTTTATTTTGTCTAAGCGAAACTTCAATAACCATAAAGAGACATTGCAAGACCAAATGGCGAAAGCCAACAAGTCTACAACTGGAACGGCAATTCCTCAAGAGGATGCGGTATCTTTGTCTGCTTTTGCTCTTTATACAGAGTCTCCCTTCTATTACTTGTCATGGGGTCTTTACGATAACGGTTTAAGCACCAAAGCAGGTTCAAGTGGTGAGTTTAAGAAGATGATGTTAGAGAAGAATGACTCATTCTTCTACAACTACCAAATGGAAGCAGGTAAACCAGGTTATGGAGCTATGAAAGACTTCCTAGACTTTGGTTCTCTATTTACTGTAACTATTCCTTACTTGCGTGAAGCCAATAAAACCTTGTTGCAGTGGAGTGATACTTATGGTACAAAACCATACGCAGGTTATGGAACTAAGCGTACAGACTTAGATGCAATTACAGATAAAGATTCTGAAGCTTACTATAAGACTTGGTTCAACTACTCGTCCGATAATGCCTATAGAACTTACACTGCTTGGGTAGATTACTTGTATGAGTTAGACATTGCAAAACCTGAAACGATTGAATACGCAGGTCAAAAGCAAGTGGTATCTGAGCCGATGAATCCGGCTGCTTACACAATTCGTCCTATGGTTTTCTCAGAAAGTGAAATGTTGTACTATGGTTTGAAAGAGTCTGATTTAACACAGGTTGAGAAGAAACTTCAAGAGGTAGCGAAAGAAGTTCGTAATGATTGGTTAAATGTTATGAACTATTACACTCTTGATGATGTGGTGCTAAATACTGCAAGTGCTATGATTGCGACATTTGATTTCAACCGTATCTTTTCTCAAACTGGGTTCAACCAACGCCAAGTAGTTTTTGAACCTCAAGGATTTGAATTGAAAGCTTTCGGTTGGGACGCTTTCCTTCGTATGATTTTACAGAATGCGACAGGTGAGAGTTTGGTGTATAACCAAACTTTGAAGTCGGACATTTATGAGATTGTAGCTGAGAAAGATGGGTTTGTGACTCTCTTCATGATGTGGTTTAACTCCTTTGTAGTAGTGTACTTGGTTCCAACTCTATTGATTTTAATTTTGTGTTGCTTACCTATTGCTATGATGCTTTCGGTATTCGCGTCCTTTATTCGTCAAGATAAAACATTAGTTAAGTCTTTTGCTACAGAGTGTATGTTACCGTTCTTACTTGTTTTAGGTGTAAACATTATGTTAGCCTTCACTGTTTCTATTCTTATGGGAGATGGTGGAAATCAACTTGTAACAGGTAATTTAGGTGAGAGTCAGTCCTTTAATTCTCCACGTTCCACTATGGGGGTTTTAATTGCAGTTACTTTAGTTGCTTGTGCTTTGTATTGGGTCGCAGTAGCGAACTTGTTTAAAGGTCTTTATAGAAATGCTCGTATTGTTTCTATCCCAGTGAAAGCTGGTGTACAGATGGCTGCAAGTTTAGTTGTTGGAAACTTAGAGAAAGTGAAGAATATTGCTAGTGGGGTAGATTCTTCGGTATCTAGTGCTTCAAATAGTCGAGTTCGTGATGCTGTAGGTAATGCGACAAGTTCTGCATCGGACTTTACTCGTCGGAACTTAGGTGGTGCAGGTTCTAGGTTTAAACGAATGTTTGGGCGAAATAGAAGTTCTAAACGTACACAGTCTTCGGCTTCTAAACAAGCGGATACTGAGGTAGCTAAAGAACTTGAAGGTCTATTTGATAAACCAACTGCACGGTCGTCTAGTCAAGTAGACACTCAAAGTAAGTTTGATGCTTTAGACAAAGAGCTGAAGAAAGATAGTAAATCAGACAATGATGCGTAGCAAATAGTTGTCTGTCGAGGGTATTTATGATATTCTTGTAAGTGCAAAGTCTGGAATAATGGCTTTGTGCTTTTAGTTAGAATTGGATTTAGACTTGAAGAATGTGAGGTTACAGTATGTTTTTTGAACCCATGTTAAGGTTCTTAATATTGCCAATTATAGTTTTAGTAGTAACTCTTCTGTATCCTTTAATTGGTCGATTCTATCGTCATTTTGCTAAAAACTCTATAAGAAAACGAAAGCAAAAATTAGAAGAATTGAAAAAGAGTCGAGCTGAGTTACAAGAAGAGGTCAGTAAAAAAGACCTAACAGATGAGGATAAGAAACAGGTTGAAAGTGTTTTAGTGAAAACTGCATCCGATGAAGTAAAAGAGCGCTTAAAGTTGTTAACTCTTCGTTCGTCCTTGGGTTTTAATCGCTTTTTAACTTGGTTAGCTAGATTAACTTCTATTGTTCTAGTTTCCTTTGGTTGGACATTTATGGTTGCGACTATTGGAGCTTCTGCTGCGGTTACTTATGTTGCAATTATGGCTACGGTTGATTGTGCGCCTACTGAGGTTAATACTTCACAAGGGTCTAATTCAACCAACACAAACTCTCAGAATGTGGGTTCTGTGGATTTATCTACAGAAGTAACTGATTGGGCAAAGGATTATGAAGGTTTTACTTTCATTGGAGACTCTTTAGGGGTAGGAGTTGAACCTAAATTAAAAGGGTATTTTCCTAAATCGATCTTTGATAGTAAAGTTTCAAGAGCCTTTGAGAGTTCAGATAGTACACTCAGTGGTATTGAGGCTGCCAAGAAATTGGAGTCTGAGAAGAAAATTAAAGATGTACTTGTTGTAGCGCTAGGTACAAACCAACCTCCAACAAATGAGTTGATGGATAAACTTGTAGGTGAAGCGAAAAGTGCTAAGACAGTTATTTGGGTAACAACTGCTTCACAAGGAGGTCAAGGTTCTTATAACAAGGTAGACCATGATAAGATTGCAGAGACTATTAAATCTTATGTAAGTAGCAAGTCAAATATGGTTTACCTAGATTGGAATCAGTACGTTCAAGAAAACTCTAAATGGGAGGACTTAACTTCTGACTCCGTTCACATGAACGACAAAGGTTATGATTTATACTCTAAATTCCTCACTCGCGGTATCTTTGATGTCATTAAGTCTCATGGTTCTAGTAGCGATAACTTAGTAACAAAAGCTATTAGGAAGATTAAATGTAAACCAAGGCAACATAAAACCAAGGCTTCAACTAAATCTGATGCTAGTGGTCTTTCTTCAGAGGATGGTCAAGATAACCCTCCGGCTGATGCCTTTAGTTCTTGGGGTTGGCGCCCAGAGGATTTACCTGAGGGGTTAAAGCCTTACATTATTAACCCTAAAAATTACGGTATGGATTTTGGTTTACCAGGTACAGGTTGGTTTCAATATCCAGCAGACCCAAGTATTAACGGTCAGTGCGTAGCTTTGACTATTTCTTTAGGAAATCATATTTGGGGTAGACCTCAAGAAAGTGTTCAAGGTCATGGTGCTTTGCAAGCGGGGGCTTGGGCGAATATTTTCGGCAATCGGACAACTAATACACCTAGACGTGGTGCTATATTCTCAGATATGGAGCATCCAACTTGGGGACACACAGGTATTGTTTGTACTGTATTTAAAGATGGTACATTGCTTACAATCGAGCAAAACACTTCTTTAGCAGGTTGGGATTACCGTGGTGAGCAGTATGTTTGGTATTACCGTATTTACCGTAAAGAGCAGTGGCAAGGTCTTGGTATGGAGTTTGCTTATGATGAAACAAAAACCCCAATTTTAAAGTAATCGGTAGAAAGTAGTAGTGATTTGAAAGTATTGAAATGGATTTTAACAGTTGTATGTGGAGTAGGGTTAGGAACCCTAATAGCTCTCGGTATCCTCTACTTCAAAGGTGAGCAAGAAGTTCGTCACGAAAAGGATTCTCCCACTGAGGTAAGTTTAAAACAAGAAGAAACGAAGTCGGTTGAAGACAAAGTTCAAAGTGACTTGGAACTTAACTTAGCAAGAGCAAGGGGTTATTTGTCAGAAGGTGCTAGAATAACAGATAGCGCCAAAGTAAAGGAACAACAAGAGTCGATTGAGAAGTTGCTTGAAACTTTTCGTGGAGGAAAAGACGACAGTCGCTTGAAAGCAGACTCTAGCGGTATCTCTCTTCGCTACGCAGTCGAAAAGCAAGGTTACAAGTTGAAGTCTGATAGCTTTGAAGTTTGGTCTACAAAAGACCCTGATGTGGTAAACAACTTGTTTATACTTACAGGTGGTAAAAATGATGATATGTACTTAGTTTTGTCTTATGAGAAGACGGCTAACACTTTCCACATTATTTACTTGTACGGAGGTAAACCGGACACATTCGGTTAGAAATACCTCTCAGGAGTCTCAGATTGCCCCAGTTTCGATTTTAAATTAAGGGTAGTAAATTTATATACTTGAAATTTAAAATCGAATAGAGAGCAAATGAGAGCCTTATATGAAATTGCCAAGTAAACAAGAACGTTTGCTTGGTTTTCTTATTTTTAGCAAATGCTTTCTTGCGTTTTTCTCAGAAATAATGTAAAATAAAACCATTAAGTAAATTTAGTAGGAAGTAAAATATGTTCAAAGATTCTCGTAAAGGTTGGATTTCAAAGCTCACAGTAGGTAGCAAAGTAGGAATTAAACACAAAGATGTAATTTATGGAGGAACGGTCTCTTTGGTTACGGCTTTGGGGGTTTTGCTTGTTCGTTGTGAGAATAACTTGAAATTCAAAATTATGCCTGATGGTTACAGTTCTACGAAAGACTCGGAGGTTCTTCCTTATGGAGAAGTGGAAGAAAGCTAGTATTTACGGCGGTGTTCTACTTGGAACTACTTTACTTAGCCTAGCGGTATCCACCTTTTTTCTTCAAAATTCGGGAGACGGTCAAACCTTTGATTTAAGCCGAATGGATCCTTTAGTCTCCGAGGAAAAAACAAGAGGTCAACTTCAGTATGAAAATGCTTGGTCTGAGCAAATTGAATTAGAAAATCAAGTGAAACCTTTCGAGAATTACATTATAAATTGGGTTGCAACTTACACAGGTCGTAAAGGTTTTCAAGGACAAAACACCAGTAGTTTGAAGTTTGGTACTTTGGAGAATAAAGGTTCTTACACCAATATGACAGATTTGGTAAAACATTACCCTAACTTACTAGGTGTTATAGAGAAAGTAATCATTCAGTATAGTTACGACTCTGTAGCAAACCAACTGGTACAAAGAGTCTCTGTTTATAAAAGAGGTGTCGAGGGGTATCGACAAGCAACAGTGGTTTACGATTCCACGGGTTCTGTTGTTGATTACACGTTAGGTAATTTTGTAAAAGTAGGTGGTTCTAGTGAAGAAGATTAAAGCGAAAGTTGTCTTATGGTTCTTGCACCTATTTGATTACAAATTATCGAGTAAAGCAAAGAGAACTGTACTAATAGGTCTTGCAGTATTGGTAACTTTAGGGTTCTTTGGTTTCATTGCAAATAATATTATTCAGTCTCATAATGAGGGTGCTAAATTACAGAGAGATACAGAAGTTGCAAAATCAGCAAAAGAAGTTGTTTCAAATTATGCAGATGAAACCTTTGCAAAAGAACACTTGAGTTTAACAACAAGTCAGTGGAAAGCAAAAGATAACAATTTTGACTATTCTCTAGCTAAGACTTATATGACTTACTTAGCTTCGGTTGAGGATAGTGCAAGTGCAGAAAGAGCTTACAAAGCTCTCCCTTGGGTATCCCCAGAAGTTGGAGACTCCTTACTTTCTTGGTCAAAAGATTATGCACCAAGTGTAGATAGACTTGTAAATTTAAAAACACTATCGAGAGTATATAGTGCAGGTGGTTCTGACAAGTGGTTTGCTTTGTTTGATGTGTCTGCAACCAATAAAGTTGGTACGCGCGTAGAGTCTTTGGTTTCGGTAGAGTTAGCAGTAAGTGAAGGTAAAGTGACCTATTGGAAGATTGAACATGGGGGGTTAAGATAGTGGCTGAGTCAAAGCGAAACTATTCAGAAGGTTACTGGTTGGTAAAGCCCCAACTAGGTAAATTAACAGTAACAAACTTAGTGAACTTTGCAGAGGCAGAGGGTGCTTATGGTGTTGCTAGTGGTGGAATTTTAAGACTAGGTAAAAGTGCCTTGTTTTTTGGATTTTATATTGTATTGTGTATTGTCCTTTCTGTAATTGTAAAGAATTGGTTTGTGAGTCTTCTCTTGTGGATATTGTTGTTCCCACTACCATTTCGTTTAATTTCCTTGTTTGTATTTAATGAGCGAAAGGTTAAGAAGGAGTTTAAACTGAGGGAAGAGCTGAAGTCGAAGACTGATACTTCCTTATTCTCTCATTTCTTCGGTATCTACGATATTGATGAAACTTTGCCTTATATTTGCTATATGTTAGATGGTAGTATTGGTATTTTCATTCGTTGTGTCCGTAAGACACAAGTAGGTAAGGTTCAAGAGAAAGCCTTTCAACATGGTCAAGGGTTGGCGAACTTTTATAATCAATGTGCTGCTTTAAATGTAGTGCCAGAGTTGATTGACTTGCAAGCAGCGAACTCTTATGATGAGCGTTTTGATGACTTGTACAATCACTTAAATGAGGTGTCTTCTCCAACCATGCAAAAGGTTCTATCTTCTATGTACCATCATTGGGAAGATAACTCAAGTAGTTCTCAGTTGACGTATGAGTATTTCTTACTCCGCGGTTCAGGAGACCCTATGGTCTTTTGGGATAAAGTAACCGCCTTGATGTCTGCTCTTATGACTGCAAGTTACAAGCGTATCCAAGTCTTAAATGAAGACCAAATTGGAACTTTGGTAGAGGATTTATATGGTTTAACTGAGTTTTCAGTAACAGAGGCCATGAACCAAGCAGTTCAGAAGTCAGAGCGTTCAAGTCTTCGTCTATTGTGGTTGGGAGACGCCCAAAACCGTAGGAAACAAGTGAACACCTCTCTAGCAGAAGCTCGCTTGAAACAAGAAGAGCAGTATAGAAAACAACAAGCACAAGCAAGGGTATCCGCTGAACAAGCGAAAGCTCAACCTAAGAAAGCGAAGAAAACAAAAGGGAAAGAGAAAGCAAAACAAACCCAAGCAGAAGTATTGGACTTGTTTGGAACAGAAAGCAACTCAACAAAACAAGCAAGTGGCTTAACAAGTGTGCTTGAAACAGATGTTTCTGCGGAAGAGTTGTCAATACCTGTGGATAACTCTCCTAAGTCTGTGGATAAAGGTGCGGATGTGAGTGCAGAAGATTTGTTTGGTAGTTCAAAAGGCTCTCAAACGAAGAAAGTTGAAAGTTCAGAAGAATTGGACTTATTTTAGAACAAGAAAGTAGAGGGTATCCTTAGATGATTGGTTTAATTTTTGGAGAGAAGAGTGAACAAGTAGTAAATGCAGTGAGAGAGTCGCATGGTTTAAAAGAGGTGGAAGGTTTCACTTCTATCGGTTCTTTTCTGAATATGGCAAGTCGTAAAGCTCTTCGGTGTGAGCGTTTGATTATTAACTGTGTAAATGTAAATTCTCCACAAGAGTTTAGCAATCTACGTACATTTTTAATGGATCACGCTAGAACAACTGAGGTTGTACTCTTTGGTCGCTATTTTGAGTCCGCAGACTTGGAAGTAGTGGACTCCTATTACAGTTTCTTTAGTGAACCGATTTATACAGATTACTTGCTACAAACAAATGAGCAAGTAAATGTGGATTTAATTGCAAACAACTTATGTAAGAGTTCCTTAGACACAATTCGCTTAGAACATTCAAGTAAGAAGAATGTAAAGGCAGTTGTGAAGTATGGAACGGAGCAGTCCGCGGTATCCTCACAAGAGCCTACATTTACACCACCTAAACCGATAGCAAGTAATGGTTCTGTGGTGAAGTCTTTTGGTTATGGTGGGAAGGTCTTTGGCAAGAAGAAACTCACAAAACAAGAGTTAGCAGCGGTTTCTAAGTTAGATAATGAAATCTATGCAGTCTTACAGTTAGCTCAGTCTAGGTAGGTGGTTTGATAAAACATGGACTACATTTTAACAACAAAAAACGTTCGGTATCCTAGTTGTACAACTGTTTCTAGCATTAAACAGATAGAACGTATTACTATGAAAACGACTCTCATTATTGAGTCGTACACAGATAAAGACTTTGACTTCTTAGTGTTTATTTTAAATGCTATGAGAGACAACTCTTTAACTAAGATTGCTTATATAACTGAAACTCCCTCTCGTATCGTCTTAGAGACGATGAAAACAGTAGGAGCTTATGTTATTCAAGATAGTTCCTTGTTAGATAATACTGAGAGTTTTTCTGATTTGCTAGAGTTTATGTCAAGTCGAGAGATGGACAATCAAACAGATGAATTAACTCAGTTAGCGGATAGTTTTACGATTGTTGATGAATACGTTCGAGGTAAGTTAGAGGGTGAGTCTAAGTTAGTAGAGCGTAAGATTTCTATGGCTTATGAACAGTTGAGTGATGTCTTACAAGAAGTTGTGTTCTCAGCAGAGTTAAATGAAGAACTACAAGCCTTTCTATTGACTGCTTCAAGTAGATTGAAGATTGCAGATGAACAGTTGTCAAAACAAGAAGATGAAATCAACAATTTGAAGACCTCTTCCTTTGGAGGGTTTGGTTCGATTAACACTTATACTCAGTATAGTTACACAGGAAACTCTAAGGTCTTGTTGATTAGGGAGCAAGCTCCCACTCGGTATCTGACCTCGTTCTTGTCGGCTTATATTGATTGGTTAGCGAAAGTACCAGAGATACAAGCAAAATTGATTGTAATAGACCAAGCTACAGAATATGTAGATGCTCGTTATAAGTCTTTACGCAAGGTAGACTCAAGTAATATTACACGTGAAGCTTCTAAGTTGTATTTGTTGTCTGAGATGTACACAACAACTCCAACTACAAGTGTTATGAGTGCTTTAATGAGTCCCGGAATTGACTTATATGTGATTTTGGATAGAACCTATAAGCGCACTGCAGTGGTCTCAGGTAGAGGGATTACAACGGTTTATAGTGTTTCAAGTCGAAGACTGATGAGAGATTTAGGGTTGAACTCAGAAGAGACGATTGTGAATGACAATGGAGAACAGTCTCAACTCGGTATCCTTGCTTTGATTGAAAGCTACGCAACAGATAAAGAGTCTCGTAAATTGCAACAACGTAGCGCTTTTGAATCGATTATGAAACGCTTAACTGAGTTGTGTAATTTGGGTTATTAAACTTAGAAAGGTAAGTGAGAATTGGTGTTTAAGAAAAAAGAAAACAAAGTAACGAACCTTTCTAAAAGTTCGTTAGAAAATCCGAAAACACAAGAAAATCAAGAAAAGCGTAAAGGTTTCCTTGATAAATATGTGGACTTGATTAAGATGTGGGATGCGGTCTACGACGAGTACCGCTCACGTTACAACCCAGAGCGAGCTTTGGCTTCAAGTAGGCGCTTTTATATGGACTCGAACTTTACTTATAGTGGAACTCAAAACGTAACAGCTTATTACGTTATTGATGAACTCCCACCAGAGTTTGAAATGGGGTATCGTGCAACGCTTCGCTCCATTGTACCAGAAGGTATTTCAATGAACTTCATTGAGTCAAATGAACCTTTTGAGATTAATTGGGACGACCCCAAGGTAAAAACTCGTCTGTCTGTTTTAGATGAAGTGAGTGCGAAAAACCAAGAAGAGTCAAGCAAGGGTTCGAGGTTCACTCAACACAAGTATGTAAAGACAGCGCAGAAAGATGAACGTTTGTCACTTTCTGTAGAATACGCAAATGACGCAACTTTGAGTGACCAAGACAAGCGTTACTTGTATAAAGTCCGAGTTATGATTATCATAACAGGGCATAGAGGACCTGAGTTTACAGATGTGTTGAAAGATTTTGAACACATGTGTAATCAGAGAACTGGAATGCAAGTCCGCCGAGTTACCGGTATCATTGCAGACGCCGTAGGCGATTTCTCTCCTTTTAACTCTGAAATGTCTAAGGAAAGCAAGCGTAAAATTCGCTCTACCTTTACCTCTGATGAGTTAAGAGCACAGTGGCATCCATTTGAGCAAGGGGTTGTTGGTTTTGGTACCACTTACTTAGGTACGAATATTGAAACGCACTCCCCTGTCTTCCACCAATTTAAACGTGACGTTACAGACGCTGAGATTGTAATTGTAATTGGTATGTCTGGGTCTGGTAAATCCTTTGAAATGAAGTTGTTGGCTACACAGTTTGCAGCTAATGACACCATGATTATGACGATTAACGACTATGAAGGTGGAGAATACAAAGGTCTTGGAACCTTGCTAGAGAAAGACTTTCAAGTAGTTTCATTGGACTTAGGTATGGGTTCAGGTCGCTACCTCGATCCAGTTCCGATTGTACCTACTGGCGATGAAGAAATGGACAACACCTTGTTTACTCGCTCTCGTAAGAACATTATTGACTTGTTTAGAGCGGTAGCAGGGGTAGAAACTTTGAAGAAATACGCTTGGATTCCCTTGATTATTGAGCGTGGAGTTGACCTATTTTACAGTGAATATGGAGTCTCAATCAACCCCGAAACGTGGCACTCCCTCGATGGTTGCTCGATTTACACGGTTTATAACTACTTGAAGAAATATCGTCCGAACTTAGAAGATGTGTTGAGTTCTATTACAGAGGAAGATAAAAACGTTTTAAGTGAAGATGATATTAAAGAGTTGTATAAGTCAGCTTTGAAAGACTTCCAAAGAGACTACATTTATTTCTTGGAAACCTTTGGTGCTTACTTTGAACCAAGCAAGAAGTTGAATAACTACTTTAAATACCCAGTTTACTTGAAAGACATCATTGATGCGAAGTTGGTTATTTGCGATTACAATATGAGAGGGGTTCCGGAGAGTCAGTTGTCTGAATTAGACGCTATTCTCATTCCTATGAATGCAGCAACCGTAGCCTATTATCGTACTGTGTATCCTTTCTCTCGTGGTCTTTACAATGTGAAGATTTGGGAAGAGCTTCAGCGTTTTAGCTCTCTTCCAAATGCAGTAGAGATTTTGAAAACTCCAATCACAGGGGGTCGTAAAGCAGGTGATATTAACATTGTCGCTTCCAATGACCCAGTTAAACTGGTTGAAAAAGATGAGTTCTCGCTATTTGCTAACTATACTTTGGCTATGGTTGGGAAAATTAAATCTCCAGTTTACCAAGAGATTGTATGTAAAGCCCTCGGTATCACTGACTTGGCTGATGAGTTAGCTGAGATTGGTGCGGTTATTGAGGAAGATGAAGGGTTGGTCGCTGGTTATGATCAGGTGCACGCTGAACCTTACAAGAAAGCCTTCGTCTTGAAGTTGAACTCTGGAGAGTCTGCAGTCGTAAAAGCAGATATTCCACGTGTGATTAGTGATACACCGTTGTTTAGAACTGGTGTCATTGCACAAGATAAGCAGTAGATAGTTTAGGTGATTAGTAAAAATGATGTTATTAAGTTTAATTCTCTTTTTAGGGGGTATCCTTTGGGGAGTCGCAAACTCCATAACCTCTGAAAAGTTGAAAGAAGAGGTTAAGAAAAGTCGTTTCCTCGTAATTGGAGTATGTGTGGTCTATGTTTTAGTAGTCCTTGCAGTAACGTTAGGAGGTAAACGATAATGGATTGGCGAAATTCAAATGACGACCTAACAAGGCAGTCAGATGCTCGTAGAGAGCGAGAAAATCAACGATTTGAAAACGGAATTTCAGGAGACCGAGGAGGTTTTGGTGGTATGCGCCAAGGTCCCGGTGGCGACCCTTTAGCTCGTATGAGAGGTGCGCAACCTGACCCCTTTGCAAATCGAGTAGGTGGGGGTTTACCACAAAGACCACCTTTCGGACAACCTCAAGGTTTTCCACAACAAAATCAACCTCCTCAACATTTAAGTCAACATGAAGATTGGATGGACAAAATCTTTAAGGTTGGTAAAGGTCTTTGGAAACATTTATCCTCCTATGTATGGCCTGTCTTGTCTGAGTCTGATGATATGTTCAGAAGCGACTACAAATTGAGAAAAGGCTTAACTGCTGCTCTCTTGTATTATGGTGCAGTAGGTGGGTTCTCTTTCTTGTTTGGTTTATTCACTAGATTTGCAACTGCTCCCGGTATCTTCATTTCGCTTGTAGGCGGTGGTGTGAGTGGTGGTATTTTCTTGTATAAGAACTCACAGAATAAGGAGTGGGGGTTAGTAGATGACTCTCCAAAAGAAGAAGTTATCCCACAAGCTCCACAGCCCTCAGAGTTTGGCGCTCCAAGAGACTTTATGGATGATGGGTTTGGTTCTTCCGACCCTATGGGCGGTTTCGGACAACCTCCAAGAAGAGAAGTTCCAAATGAGTTTAAAAACTTTGGTTCAAGTGGAGGTTGGGATGATGAGGAAGATGAACTTCCCTTTCCCAAAAGAGCGGGGTTTGAGCCTATGACAAGACCTAAACCAACTCAATTTGATGAAATAGAAGATGAGGAAGAGGATTTCAAACCTCTTTCCAAGGGTATCCCTTCAAAAGGAGCAAGCGCCAAGGACATTTGGGGGAGTATAGATGACAGTGAATCTGAGGATTTAGAAGAGGACTCCGAGGAGACAGAAGATAATTTGTCTAATTCAAGAGAAGAGTTAGAACACCCTAAGTTAGAAGAAGTGTCTGAGAGTGCTTTCACCTCTGATTTAGCAGGTGGTTTAGTAGAACCGGAGTTAGTAACTAGAAGTCTCTTGTTAGATAAATACTTGTCTGTTTTGGATGGTTCTAGTTTGAAACCAGATTGGTCTCGTGAGGTTTCTAAGAATAGCTTAGAGTTTAAACAGTTAGAGACTTTCCTTCGAGACGCCCAAACGGGTGGAGTTAAAGGCTTGTCTGAAATGGATTGGGTAAATGTCGAGTCCATTACAGAGCGTGTGTCGGTATTTGAAATTATCACTGACCGCCCAGAGAAACTAAAAGGGAAAGAAACTCTCTTTGCAAAAGAGATTACAGAGTTGTTAAAAGACCAAATGAAAGACTACTTTGGTGAAAATGTAACAACAACTGCGGTTGGTAAAGGTAGTCGTATTGCTATTACTATCTTTAAGCAAACTGGTACGTCCTTTATGTTGAGAGACTTGATTGCTTCAAGTAAAGACTTTTTCTTAGATACGAAAAATGAACTACCAGTAGTGTTCGGAGCTGATGAATATGGAGAGCCTATTCTTCTTGATTTAGCAAAACACACAGGTACAATTATTGCAGGGATGGCTCGAACAGGGAAGTCCGTTCTCGCTACCGGTATCGTCAACCAAATGATGGCTTTAAACTCTCCTCGTAAGGTTCAAGTCGTTGCAGGAGATATGAAAAACAAAGACTCCGACTGGTACCAAATTACCTTACCTCACTTGCGTAGGTTTGCAACAGGTACAAAAGCCATTATGGACTTGCTTGATTGGGTGGTTTCAGAAGAAGCTCCTCGAAGAAAGAGATTGATTGGTGATCAGTTGAAAATTCAGAACTACAATGCGAATTGTTCTGATGAGTCTGAGCAGTTGCCTTACTTGTTTGTGGTTTTAGATGAGATTATTTCCTTTGCTGAGAAATTGGATAAAGATGAGAAAGTCACATACAAAGCTTACTTGAGTGAGATTTTAACTGCTTTCCCAAATGTCGGTATCTTCTTGATTTTCGTACCTCACCAACTGCACAATGATTACTTCCCTAAAACCGCTTCTCGTATGGTGGGGAATCGATTTGCAGTTAAAGCGGGTCAACCAATTCAGAAAACGATTTGGGAAGACTCATACAGACAAATTGACTTCCCAACAACTAACACAGGTGACTTTGCTTACACTCTTGCTGGTTCTGATGAACCGAAGTTCGGTCACGCTCCGTTGATTATGAGTATGAATGGTGGAAAAGAGCGCTTGGATAAGTTATATGAAACTCAACGGAAGATGTGGACGAAGTTGTATCCTGAAGAAGCTGCTACCTCTGCTTATGTAACTCGTTTAAAAAATGAGCAAGCAAGTCAAACTTTAGGTAAGCTTGGTATTTCTGTTTCCGACACGGACTTTGCAGACGAAGACTCTTTACGTTTCCCTAAGTCTAACACAAGTAATATAGACTTTATTCGAGACATTTAAAGGCATAGAGCAGAAAGATAGGAGTTGTAAACACACATGGAAATTACATATCCAATTAGTAGTTCTAGGTTTCTGCTTGCAATGCAAGTATACGCTAGAAAAATGGCTTCTTATGAGACTTATGAAGAGGTTAAAAAGAGGGAATTTGAAAGAATTTCTCTCTTCCGCCCTCTTCCTACAGTTTTAAGAGAAAGCATTAAGACAGAGGTTGTAGAAGAAAGTCCTCGGTATCTTCTCGACACCGAAGGTTCCGAAGATGAGACGGTTGAGTTAGAGTCATTGTTTGAGGGGTTTGATTCTATTCAAGACTCAGACTGGTTGACTTCTATGAAGAGTAAAGAAGAAGTTGAACGTAGAGATGAGGAAGAAGAACAAGACCCATTACAAGGAGTTTCCTTTGCAAGTTTGGGGTTGGGTAGTGGTTCTTCTGATGATGAGCAAGAGTTGGAGTTGCGTGAGTTTGAAGTAGACCCTTCAGAGGATGAAGATGAGTTTTCTGACCTTCTCTCAAACTCTCCAAAATCGTCTCTAAACAACCTTGGTTCAGAAGTGGACAAATTATCGACCTCAGAGGAAAAATCAAATCTGAGCCAATCTGAGACTTCTGAGAGCAATTTAGAGAGTGAACCAACTAGAGTAGAGTTCAAAGAGGAAATTTTCCGTTCGGACTATGTAGGTAAAAGAGAGCCTTGGACTTATGTGGCGAAAGAAAAAGAGGTTGTAAAACCTCCTCAAACTCAACTGAGGGTATCCACACCAGAGGTTGCGCCTCGTCAAGTTCAAGAGCCTAAACCAACTCCGAGACCTCAAGTTGTTTCTGCTCCTCAACCAAAACCAGTCGTTCGACCTAAACAGGTTGCGGAAAGACCTCAAATTCAACCTCAACCGCAAGTACAAGTACAAGATAAAACAGTTCGCATGGTCAATGAGGATTTTGTCTCTTACTGTCGTAGAAACTTGAGAGTACAAGAACAAGTAGCTTTAGGTTATTTTTCTCCAAGTGAGATTGAGTCTGCAGTGAGACAAGGTAAGGTCTTACGTAAAGGGGGAGTTTTAATCTTTGCTCACTCGTAATTAGAAAGGTTTTCAAGAGTTGTGAAATTAGTAGAAAACATTCGCTTTGTGAAAGTCAATGCAGAAGGTATTCCAAACGGAATTTGCGGGATTTGTTCTGCTTTGGTAGGTGGTTGGCTTGTAGTTCACGGTATTAAAGTGAAGCGACAAGGTTCACAGTATAAGGTTTTGTTCCCAGAGCGTAAATTGTACGCAGAGGTGTATAAACCTGTAGTAACTGCTTTAAATCCAGAGTTTAAGAAGGAAGTAGATGCACTCATTTTAAGTGAGTTTTACAAAGCATTAGAAAACAAGTAAAAGTTAAGGGATAACCCTTGACTTTTTTCTTTGAGTTTGCTAAAATTAAATATAAAAATAACAAGAAAGGCGAAAATTTGTGGCAGTAACCGAAGTCTCATTTTACAATGGGGGTTTTATTGATAAGTCAGCTCCTATCCAACGCTACAAGTTGTTAGATAGCATTATTCAGAAAGCTAATGAGGATAAAGACCAAGTTGGTTTTCCGGAGTTAGCAGATAGTTTGCTAGATTTAACACCTGAACAAGTAGAACAAGTTATTGCTACAAAGTCGTCTTTAAAAGAGGGTGTAGCAAAAGGCTCTCTTCGGTGGTATCAAACCTACGGAGTCCACTTTATTTTAGCAGCACGCTCGGCACTTATTATGGATAGTGTAGGGTTAGGGAAAACGGCTACGGTTGCTTCGGTTATTAACCATGTAGGAGCTTTGAAGCAACGGACAAAGGGGAGACCTTTGCGTTATTTGTTCTTAACAGAGGTTGGTTTGGTTGCACAAGCTCGAAAAGAGTTAATTCGTTTTACAGGAGATTATGTAGCAACCACTACTGGAGACTCCAACCAAGTGAGTAGCTTTATCAAGGAGCAGAAAGAGTTAGAATCTCCTAGTGGGGTTGTAGCTTCTTATTCAGCGGTATCCTCAAGTCACGATTTCATGTTGTGGCTTGCAAACACTGTGAAACTACACGGTAAATTTGACTATTTCTTTATTGATGAAGGTTCGGTGTTGGGTTCTACTAAGTCTGACATTTATAAGGCTTGTAAGACAGTAAGAACTAAGTTCGCAAACCATGTAGTTGTTATGAACGCTACACCATTTGAGAAGTCTATTGAAGGAATGTACAATCAGCTTAATTTCCTATTTCCCGATGCGATGCCTTTAAAGACTAAGTTTGAAGAGTTGTTCGTGAAGAAGTCCTTTCAAACTCACCAAATTTTAGGTTACAAGGACCCAGAGTTGTTTAAAGTTTGTACTCGATTTATGGCTTTTGGTACAGCTCGTCAAGAGCTTGGGGTATCCGTCAAAAACTCCACGTGTGAGCTGGTCTTATACAAGCCTTCACAGTACCAAAACAAACTGTTTAGTAAAACTAGACATAAGCGTTATGTTTGGGACGAACCTTCATGGTTCGATCCAGATTTGGAAGTAACTCCAGAGGTTTTACCTAAGTTGCAAGTGATTGAAGATTTGTTTAAATACCGTATCGGTCAAGATAAAGCCTTGATTTATGTTCATTCTGTTGAAGCTCAGAATATATTGGTTCGCTTTTTGGAGGGGTTGGGAATAAAGGCTCTCACTATAAATGGAGAAGATAATACTCCTAAGAAGAAAGATGCAAAATTAGACAAATTTCATAAAGAAGGTTATAGAGTTATTGTAACTAACTTGAAAAAAGGTTTAAACTTAGGTTTCATGAACCACTTGATTTTCTACTCTTTCACAGGAAACTCAGGGATTACGAATCAGATTGAAGGTCGTATTGTTCGTAGTCAAGATATTCACGATAAGCATATTTACTTAGTTTTAGCGAGAAGAGAAGAGTACAAAGTCTTAGAAGAAGCTTGTGTAAGTACGAAAGATAGATTAGCTCATACCAAACATGAAGTTAGCTTATTGAACAATTTCTTTTTAGACCTAGACCTGGTAAATACTGTGGTGGAAGTTACTAAGCAAGAGATTTCAGAGGGCGCAAGCTCGTCTATTGTAGCGGTATCCTACTCGAACCAAGATATGAATGGAGTTGTCTCTTACCCTAAATGGTCAAATGATTTAGAAGAAACGAAAGAAGGTTTAACTTTAAGTTAAATGAGGTAGTAACATGAAAAGATTTCAACCAACGAATTACAACGAAGATAAAGACTCACTCTTTGTTTATGTAGCTCCAAAACCAAAAGAAACAGAAGACCAAATGGTTCTTTATACTTCAGTGAACACAGACTACAAATACGCTCATTATTGGTCTAACAACTGGCGAAAAAGCCACGGATATCCACTTTTGCGCAAGAAAACTAAAAAGTTCGCATTTTATGTAAAACCGGAGCTACAGTCAGTAGAAAGCACTAAAAACATTCGTTCAGCAGTAGCAGAAGTCGATGAGATTTTAGATGAATTAGGTTACGAAAGATGAAATTAAAAGACTTTGAAGAATTAGCTAAGTTAGGTTTGGATAATTCCTTTACAGTTGAATTTTATGATATGACCAACTTTAAAGAAGACATTCTAGCAAATAAGTTCTCAAACCTATACATGATGGGTAGCGAAGTTGAAAATAAGACTCACGCGCCTTTCGGTCTGTTGGTTGAGGGTTCTAATTTAGTTGTTTTCTTTGAATAAACAGTAGGAAAAGAAGAAGTAAATAAGGAGTTTGTGTAAGTTGAAGTCTTACTTATATTTATCTGACATTCATGCAAATTACGAAGTTCTAAAACAGTTAGAAACTTTACCAGAGTTCGCAGATGAGAACTGTGAAATTCGCTTTGGTGGAGATTATATAGATGGTTTCGAGTTAAAACCAAATGCTACCTTAGATACTCTTCATTTTGTGAAGGGTTTGTGTGAGAGTGGTAAAGCAAAAGCGATTGTAGGAAACCATGATATTTTCTTGTTAGATAGTGCTTTTCGACCCTTCACTACAAACTGGTGGTATATGAACGGTAGAGAGGAAACTCTTGCTAATTTGGGTATCCCCTTTGCCTCAGAAAGCGATTTGAGAGAACAACTTTTGTTTTACTTGTATGATGAACTGGTTTGGTTACGTTCTCTTCCCTATTACTTAGAGGACGGTAAGAATATTTTAGTACACGCAGGTTTTGAATTAGATTTGCCTTTGGACAAGCAAGATACTGAAGGGATGGTTTGGACTCGCGAGTTTTATATTGACTCTTTGAACCATTTAACTGATGTGGACTTGCACCCAGACTTTAAAGGGAAAACCATTATTTCAGGGCATACTCCGACTTGCACAATGGGAGAATATGAACATCCAATAAGTCCTTGTCAGATTTTGAAGGATAGTTTGGAGTTAGATGGTGAACCATTGATTACACGTTACTTTATAGATGGTGGTTCTAAATCAGGTTCTGAGTTTTCTCGTATTAACTTGTTGAAGTTGGACTCTGAAGGTAATGAACTTTGGCAAGGTTATTTAGATGAAACGGGTTTCCACAAATACTCAGATGAAGGTACAGAAATATGAACAAACAACCAGTATATTTAGGTTTTGACGAGTTTGGTAATTGGATTGGCATGGACTCCGAAACATTGAGGGACTTCGCAGATTCCTTTATTGATGTAGACAATTTTGTAAGTGAAGAAGCTATTATTTCAGCTAGTTCTGTAATGACTCTCGCTCTTATTTGGGTGGGGTATCCGCAGAGCTGGGTGTATTCCGACTTCAAATTAGTCTTTGAAGGTCTACTAAGACGATACAACCAAGATTTGTAAAAGCAGAAAGTTAGTTTAGATGATAATAAAAACACCAATGATTTTATCCGACTTAGAAAAGTTGGTAACAGATTACACAAGTAAAGACCACAGCTCTCAAGGTTTCAATTTCAAGTCTAGTGAGTTTGATTTTGAGTGGGAAGTCAGCAAATTGAACTGGTACTTCTACTTTGGTAGAGAAGATGCAAGTTTATATGCAGCCTACTTCCACATAGTAAGAGATTACGCTTACTTTGTAATTGAGTTCCCATTTTACTATGGAAATGAGTTTTGTTCTGAGGACTCAGATAGATTCAAGGAAGTTGGTTTGGAGTTCTCGTTCCGAAATGGTTGGATGAAACTAAGCACGATTATAACAGAAGAAACAGACTTAACTAAAGTTTTTGATGTTCTCTTTTCTGTTCTGAAAGATTATAGTTAAAATACGGAGAAATAAATGAAGTTATGTAAATCCACCGAGTGTTCAGACGGTTTAGTTTTTGACATTGCGGTAAATAAATTAGTTCCTTGTCCTTTGTGTGAGGAACTAAGAACAAAACAGGTAGTAGAAGGTGTACAATCCCAAGAAGGCACAACTCAAGGTTTGTCAGAGAAGTTAGGTCTTCGTAGGGTATTCTCTCGCTTGTTCGTAGACTTGCGACAAGTATTGGGGGATTTAACTGCTGAGAGTTTAGATACAGAGCAATTTAACTCTATAGAAGACTCTATTGGAGCTTTAGTTGGTTCTTTGTCAGTAGGGAAGAAACCGAAGACTTCTGTACTCTTTTATCTAGGAGTTCGAGCAGATATTGAAATGTTAGCTTTTTGGCTATTGGGTTCTGCTTATAAAGCTGGGCTGAGTGTTCACCCTTTTATTACACCGTTTCGACTGCAGGGTATCAAACAAAAACGTGAAGACTACGAAAATCTTATGTTGAGCGAAGTCGTAGTCGTTGCTTATAGTCCGTCTATGAGAGAGGACGGTTATTTGGTAGAAGATTTCGTAAGACAACGTGCCTTTGAAGGAAAGTCCACCTATGTGATATTAACGGATGGTTCTCAGATTAACAATGTCTTGCAACGTTTGGGTTCTGAGGATAGTTATTCTCCTCGTCAATATCTGTATATCGGTATCCCTCGTCAAAATAGCACCGAGGAAGAGCGAGTCGCTAGAACAAATCGAGTAATTCGCAATTCAAATAAGGTGCTAGGCTTGAATATGTCTGAAGTTGAGTTAGAAGATGTAGTACCTCAAAAAGCAAGAGGAAAAGCTAAAAGTACGCAGTCGAAAAGACCTGTAGCAACATTAAGTTCTGCAGAAGCAGATTTATATAACTTATAAACTTTAAGTAAGGTTTTTGAAAATTTCAATTTCCTTGCTTATTTTTATTGATTTATAGTTATTTTTGTGATATAATAAAGAAAATATTGATTTTTAGGAGTTAGAAGAAAATGAAAATTACACTTACAAGTGAAGTAGTTAATAAATATGCCCCTTATGTACGAATTTCTACAACTAAAGCTAATCCTAACACTGGGTCAATTCGTGTAAGTAATTCCGGTGCTCGTTGGAGCTTATCTAGTACAGATTTTGCTCAGTTGTTTAAAGTTTCTATCTTTATGATGGCATACTCTGCTGAAACTGTTGAAAGTATTCGAAAAGAATATGATTTGCGTAAAGACGTGGAGTTTGAAGTTCCGGGTATTTCTCCGATTGAAGTGATTCAACTGTCTGAATCTGCAGTAAATCATGAGGTTCCTAAAGGTGGTCGTCCAAAACCTCAATTTGCAAACCTAGATGGAGAGTTGATTATTTATGGAACTCAACCTCATAAGGTAACAAAAAACTCTCAACCAGTTCAAGAAGTTGAAGAGAAAGTAGAGGTTTCAGACGATTCGTCTGTTCGATTTCACAACGCAGGAGAGACTGTTTTATCAAACGATTTGGAAAAAGAGTTAGAAAATCTTAAAACTGAATATAAAAGAGTTGAAGATTCTCTGAAACAAGCAGAGGAGCGTATCCAAACTTTTGAGCAAAAAGAAAAAGAGTTTGCTTTGGATAAGATTCAGTGGAAGTCTGAAAAATCTAATATGGAAGATGAAAAGAAAGCTACTTCTGAATATATCAATACCTTAGAGAAAGAACACGCAGAACGAATTGAGGAGGTTCGTACTGAAGTGCGTTCTAAACAAGCTCAAATTCTTCAGTTGAGTCAAGAACAAGACAATCTTAAAGTAGAATTAGAAGAAGCTCAAGCTGCTTTAACTAGGTTAAAGGACGAGAAAAAGAAGAACTTTGTTACACGTTTCTTTTCAAAGTTTAAAAAGCTCTTTGGTCGAAAATAAAAGGTAGATTAGAATGGTTTCAGTTGTAGAATTAGTGTTGGTTAGTGGTCAGAGGGTTGACTTGCAAGCAGGAGACCAAATTACGATTGGTGAAGTTGGAGAAGAGTACAAAGGTCGTTGGTGTTGTCTATCAAAGACCTCAAATAGCTCCGATATTCGTAGATTTCTAATAGGCGCACCTGATGAAGCGTTGGTTAGTGTAGGTCGTAATAGGGTATCGTTTCAGCGTTCTGAGATTTTCTCGATTAAAGATGTCAACTCTAAATTCGATGAAAAATAACAAATAGATTAAAGGTTGATAAGGTGGGTTGAAATATGGTACATCCCTATTACACAGAAAAGATACTTCCCTTTTTGGAACACAATAAGGTTATGAATATGTTAGTCAAAACTCCCTTTATTGGTACGGGTTTTGAGCTAAAAGAGTTAGCAAAAACTTTGAGAGCAGACGAAGAACTTCGCTATATAACTGCTTGTAAAAGTGGTCAAGCACGAGTTTTGGTTTGTGTGACCAATTTGCGTTTGCATATTTTAGATAAAGGGTTGGTTTTGAACAAGTACCAATTAACTGTGAACTTACCTCAGATTGCAAGTGTGCAAAGAGGTAGGGGTATCTTCTTTGGTTCGGTGGTTATTTCTGTTATGGGATTTGATGATAACATTTATCTCACTGACTTTTGGGGTAAAGACACAGAGAATTTTCAACGTATTTTGCAAGACGCCATAACCGATTATGGTTTGGGTCGTAGTTCCTTAACTCAACCCAACTATTATCAACCACAACAATCTTATTATTCGCAAGAACCTTATTATCAACAAACAGAAAGAAGATTTCAACAACCTATGTATGAATCCAATAATCCCGCTTACAACTATTTGACAGGAGAGCCTTTCACAGAAGCAGAACTTTTGGAGATGGGTCTCGACCGTTTCGGTAAACCTTTGGAAAAGAAACAAGCGCCTAGTCAACCACAAGTGCAACCTAGTCGCACGGTTTCAAAACCCCAACAACCAACTCAACCAAGGGTATCGCAAAATCAAAGACAACCTTTGCAACCTAGAGTGCCAAGACCTCCCAAAGATGTTTCAGATATGACAACACAAGAAAAGTTTGATGCTCTTGAACGTGGTGGGTGGTTTTAAGTTATTGATTTAAACTGTAAATGGAATAATATTAGAGAGGAGATTTGCTTTTAGTGTTTGAAGATAAAGAGCTTTGGGAGTTGATGTCTGAAGCAGAAGGGACGGAGTCCGCTTATGTGTCGGACATTACACCTTCTGAGATTTCAGATAAAAGCCCAGAGGTTCAACTTGAGTATTATGAAAACCAAGTGATGGGGTATCTTCTTAGAGACTTCGACTCTCTAAGAGGTCAGATGGGTCGTCTGCAAAATGACTATTTCCGCAATGAGAACTATGTGCTTTACTCTATGTTGAAGAAAGTACAGATGGAAAGAGGGTTGTTGCTTGATTTAGACTATTTGAAAGTTTACTTGCAAGCAAACGCTTCTGAGATTGCGCAGGACACTGATCGTATTCAATTTGAGTCTTATGTAAGTGAGGGTTCAACTGCGATTGAAGGTTTGTTGGTTTCAGTAGTAGAGGTTTACCAAAAATACCGTAACCCTTCATTTTTGAAAGAGCCAACCTTTGAAGATGCCTTAACTCGCTTTAAATTGGTTTATGCTAAATTAGCCTTTAATGACTCTTTGCAACAAGCTTCGATTGCCTTAACGAATCCCATTCGGTCTCAGCGTAAATCCTTCTTCGGTATCGAAGGTGCGCTTGATTTTCTTTCACAGAAAGTAAATAGTATTAAGGCTTCATTAGGTAAAGAAAACTCTTATCAACTTGTCTGTGCTTCTGATATTGACTTTGAGGAAGAAGAGTCTAACAAGCCTACTTTGTTGTCTAATTTGCAACATTTACCGACTTTGAGTGCTACGATTGGTGGGATTTATACCAACACCTTTGCGGTCTTTGCAGCCCCAGAGAAGGGTATGAAGTCAAAATTTGCAGTTCGCTTGTCTCATGAAATTCTCCTAAACGGTTTTGGTATTTGTTTTTGGGGGAAAGAGGGGGGTTCAGGTAAAGTAATGGCTGAACTCCGTGCAACTCACTTTGACTATTACTACAATGTACAAAGAGGTCAAAACTACGAAAAGATTGCAGGTATCGACATTCAGCGTGGTGCTTTAGATAGTTCTGTTGCTGAGCTAGAAAAAATTTCTCGTATGGACTTGGTAAGTAACCCAAATTATGGTAAAATATATTTACCAGATTATCCGTTTGAGTTGGAATCGGTTGAAACCGTCCTCCGAGTTGCAGCAGAGGAAAAAGAGTGTAAGTTTGTTGTCATTGACTACGCACAAGCGATGGATAGCAGTCAGTACCCAGATAAGAAAACCATGTTAGAGAAGTTGTCTATACGTTTAGAGACTTTGAAAGGGTTATTAGATATTTGTGTTTGGTTACCTTCTCAGTTGGCTACTGACGTTATTCAAGATTTAGGTAAGGGTATTCACCGTGAGTTGCGAAACGTTACGGCTGACTCAAAAGAGTTGACAAAATCAGCAGACTTAAACTTGATGTTGTATACAAATGACGCTATGTCTGCAAAGAACATAGCTAAAATGTACTTACTTCCCTCACGTTTAGCAGGAGAGATGGCTCCGCTTTCGGTCTTTACGGATAAGGTTGCAAATAATGTGATAGAAATGAAAGACCAAGTGATAGAAATGCGGAACGGTGAAGCTGTCGTCTTGGATGTTGGAGATATCAATGTCTAAATTTGAAATTTGTGTGAGTGTAGGAGATTTAGCGAAGTTCTTTAGGGTATCCGAAGACTACGTTCGCTCCCAAGCTCAATTTGAAGTAATAAAAGTAAAAGGTGGACTAGAGGTTATTTCTAAGGACACCTATCCTCGTTTAAGTAAGGTGTTGTATTCACAAGCACCTTCTTTGTGTGTTTATACTTTAGAAAAGGTAGTCGAACAATTAAAAGAGGTTTATGACAAGAAAGAATTTATTGATAAGTTCTTAGAGTCTGAACCTAGTGCGATTGTGAGAGATTTATTTACCAATACTCCTTATTATTGGTCAGATAGTTTAACTGAGGAATACTTTCAGTTCGTTCAAGACTTGCAAGGTCAGTTAGATTACTCGATTGAGAGAGTAGCAAGTAAATTAGAGTTGAGTCCAAGTCAACTCTACTCTTTGGTACGGTATTTAGAGTTGCGATTAATGAACATTGTAGGTGCTAAGTCTAAGAAAAAGGTTTACATTTTACCAAGTGTGACTTATTCTACTGTTTGTGCCTTTTTAACTCAACATACCTTAGTGAATTTGACTTTGACTGAGCGTAGCCGACTCTTCTCAATGAGTATCTCTCCTTTGCAGGTCAAAGGTGTTGGTACGTTCGTAGAAACCTCGGTACTGAACTACTTGAGAGGAACAAAATCAAGTGATAGTTTTGAGATAAATGGTTCTTATTATGTTTCCTATAACTCATTCTTAGCTAAGTTTGGTTTACAACCTAATGAGGTCTCTAGTGCCTTGAAGTCCGCTTTAGTCGGTAAAGAAACAGGCACAGAAGAATTTATACCTTATGACTTTGTTCGTCATTTAGATAAAGTGATGAATTTAGGCTCAATTTCAGATGCTCGATTAGGTGCTTTGATTTGCCTTGGTTTGTTGGAGAAAAAAGACCTTGAAGGTGTTCTTTCGGTGTCTGAGTTCCGCCAATTCTATAACCAAGTCTTTGCTTTAAAGATCTTTCCTTTGAATAAAGCAAGCTATAAGTATGTAGCCGAGGGTTCAAAAACTGAAGTCTTTCAAAAGTTGCAATTACCTTTCTACTCTAAGGAGTTGTTGGTTTCTGTGTTGAAAGATACATTGAGAGGTCTTCCCTTGGATCAAACCTATAGAGGTTATTTCAACGTTTACCGTATGGTAGAGTTCTTGAAAGTAGCCAATAACACTTATGAACTACCTATATTCATTAACAATACGGATGGTGTTCCAAATGTAGCGATGAATAAGAAGAGTTGGAACTCACTGATTTCGGTATCCTCAAATATCTTGCTGGCTCCAAGTGACGGAGTTTCAGAAGAGTTATTAAGTGCTTATAACACGTGGGAAATTTTAGAATTTGAAAAAGTAAGGGAAGGAGTTGAAAAGATATTAAATGGCTAGTAAACAGTTTACAAAAGAAATATTAGACCAATTTGTAGAAGATTTCTACGACCTTTTTATGGAAGGTGTCTTGGAGTTTACTAACAAGTACACTATTCTGTATAAAGAGGAACTAGATAGTAGTGAAGCTCGATCAGTTGTTGATTTAGGTTTAGCTTACGATTGGCTTTGGGTCGCTGATATTGAAGGTACTCCTTTGGTTTATATTGAGGTTGTAGATTTAGTAGTGCAAGAACATTTGCTACAACACTATGCAAAACAGCTAGGGTATCAAGGTGCGCAAGCGCTCGTCACAATCAAAGAGTTGAAAGATTTGTACTTAGCAGAGGTAGTTCGATTCTTGAATTACTTACCAAGTTTAATTGGAGAGCAGAATGACTTAAAGCCTTTTGCAGTAGCAAGTTTGGTAGATGAACAACATTTGCGCTTAGATAATCGATTAGTTCCAATTTTCCACTTGTCTTTAACTGAGTTGTTTAAGTTGCTAGAAAGTGTCCAACTTCGACCCTATGGATTTTGGGATGGTCAAGAACACCATAAATTTAAAGAACCTAAAGGATATTTTGATACACCACTTAAGGGTATCCGAGTTGATGAGCTTGTTTCGGCAGTCTTTATTCGAGGGGTTTTTCCAAAAAGAAAGTCGGTGCATGATTGATGCAGTTTGATTTTTCGAGATTGAGAAAACTTTACTTGTTAGACTTGTTTGAGTTTTACTTAGGTTCACGTGAGTTGGATATTTTAGAAGGTTCGGAGCAAACTACTTTAATTGTAGGTGGCTCTTTGCTTTTCATGGTAGAAGATGGTGTTGTCCACTATGTAGGCGGCGCACCTGAAGATTTATCAAAACAAATTGTAGATTTGATTTTAGTAAAACTACAGTCTGCAGTAACTTTGGAGTGTACGGTGGTTCAGAGAGACTTTCAGTTAGGTGGTGAATTATAGTGATTGGTACTTCAAGAGTAAAGAGAAGAACGATTAAGGCTTCTTATCGTCAGTTAGAAGAGCAGTTACTCTACCACAAGAATTTTCTTGGACACTTTGATGTGACTATTTCAAATTATTGGGATGTAGTCGTTTGTAAACACCAACCTCGCTATTCTGATTACAAATTTAGTAATGGTAATAGTCGTGTTGTTTGTCCTTTCCATGAGGATTTAAAACCTTCTCTCGGTATCGTCAAAGACGGTGAAACCGGCATTGAGGTTTTCAACTGCTTTGGTTGTGGTGTTAAAGGTACAATTATTGGTTTTCATAAGCTCTTTGCAGAACAATATTTAGGAGAGCGGTATCTTAATGGGTTTGGTTACTTGCAGAGTTTAGCTAAACTTTATGGTATTGAATTAACTGATACGATTGTAGAGGTTCAAGAAGAGAAGTCAAACTTTGACTTTTCAAAAGCTCCACCTTATACAGTCTCTATTCATAGAGAAAATGTGGAAACCTTGAAAGAGAAGTTCAACCAAGGTTCTCTGTCTTTACAAGGTTTGAAAGAGCAGTTGACCTTGATAACCAACAAGGTTCTTGAAGTAAAATCATCTAAGAAAAGTACAGAGGGAGGAACAACTTAATGTTTACATTCGATATGGAAGAGTTTGGTGGTTCTCCTTGTTTTACTTACTTAGATTACTTTAAAGAAGGTTCTGAGCGTTTTGGTTTAAATCGTATTTTGGCTTTAGATTTGTCCAAAACCTCAACTGGTATCGCCTATTGGAACGGTCAAGCCTTGGAAACTTTTAACTTAAAGAGTTCCATTAAAGATTTAGATAGTCCTTATTCCGTAGGTCTTCGAATGCAAGAGTTGAAAGACTTCTTGCTTGTAAAAGTTCTAAAGGGGGAAGTAGAGCTTGATATGTTGTGTGTGGAAGAAGCATTGCTCGGAAACAATGCGAAGACCTCTTCTGTAGCTTACGCACTGAACTTTACACTTGATTACTTGTTGGCAGAAGGTGTCTTAAAAGCCAAACGATTCTTTAGGGTATCCAACAAAACGTGGAAAGCTACTTTGCGTTCTGAAACTGGTATAGCACCATTAAAGAAAGCAGTTTGGTCAAAAGACAATGCAGAGAAAGAAGAAATTCTCTTATGTTTGCAAGAACTAGCACATCCTTGGGCGAACAAGTGGAGGGAATATGACTCCTTTGAATCTTATTTAAAGAGTGGCTACCAAGACCAACTAGATGCAGTTGGTTTGGCGCTTCATTGTGTGAAAACTTATGGTTTAGATGAGAAACCTCAAGTGTTAAGTCGAAAAGCTACTGTTAAGGTTTGCACAGACAAGGAAAAAGCTGAGAAATACGCTAAATTCTCAATAGAACACGTTAGTGGTATCCCCAAAAATCAGATTCACACATGGGTTGATACTTGTGGGAAAGAAGAGATTGAGTCTAAATCTTACATTTTAGAAACTCCCCACCTTGGGCGCTTTGGTGTGAAAGCAGAGGTTTTTGAAGAGTCTGATATGTATTACATTGTGGTCAATGTAGCTTTAGTTACAGTTTAAAAATAAAAGTAGTTTAGGTCATTAGCATACAAAGCTTTTAGCTAGAAAGTAGGTCTATATGGCACTTGGTTCTAAGACAGAATTGATAAGACAAGCCTTTCTCTATTTGTTTGGAGAAGGCTATGAAAACAGATTAACAAAGTTCCCAGATGATGAGGTTTTTCCTCAGACGATTAAGCATTTTGACAAAGACGGACTTCATTACTTAAATTCAGAAGTTCAAACGGTTCAAGTTTCAAACGGACAAATTGAAGCACAAGTAACGGTGTCTTGTGCTATGTGTCATTTGTGTGGTTCTTTGTATGGTAAGGTAGAAGATATTCACTATGTTTTGGAATATCAACCAACGCAATTAGGTCAAGCCTTGATTCATGGTTTGAACCTTAACTCAGCAGAATTTTAGAAAGTAGTAGGTTTCTTAAATGGAGCAACATGTTTCCAGTATTAGAGCAGAGGTTTTAAGACAACTCATTGGTGTATCTGGGGGTTGGTTCGTTCGTATCGTCCTCGTTTCGCTTATGTTTTGGTTTGCCCTTTATGTATATGAGTCTTTAGTAGATGGTACATTGAGTGGTCGTTTATCGTTGATGAAGCAGGCTCTATTCAAGGGTACAAAAGAGTTTAAAGTCAAAACAATTTCAACTGCACCTTTCTTGTATTTCCTAGTCGGCATGATTTTACTAACCGCAGGTTATACATTAGGTTATAATATTTCGAATAATTACATCAGTGGTGAGATTACCTTGATTACAACAGTTTCAAGAATTACTAATTTCTATGCTTTGACAGTCTCAGTCATTGAAATGATTTTAATGGCTTGTACGGCTTTGGTCTTCTTGTCTGCTGCAAGCTCGATTCGTAAGAACGGTCGAGAAGTTTATCAAACAAGTGCATTAGCTAAGTTGAATATCAACTTATTGCGTTTGTTCCGACTTTTCGGTATCATGGCAGTCGTAGCACTCGGTATTGCTTCAATGGTATTTTGTTATTTAGTGATTAAATAGTAACTGGCAAGGTTACTATTTTTCTTTTTTCTAAGTTTGCTTTAGTTATTGCAATTTGGTATAAAAAATGGTAAACTGACAAAAAGTAAATGAAAGCGAGGTTGACCTTTCTTTGCAAACAAAGCTTGAAGTGTCTCCGTTTTTAGGGGTTGTGCCAAGTGCAGTTGAAATTGGTACACGATTAAAGGAGTTATTAAATAAACGAGAAGAGTTAGTCAACACTTTAGATAAAGAGTTAGCTAATGGAACTTACAGCCAACACAAAGTGGTATCCTATTATTTGCTCGAAAAAGAGTTACAGTCTTTAAGAGAGCAACTATTGTTAAGAGCAGAAGATACGCCTTTAGGTAGAGATTACTTACAATACCAAGATATGTTGAAAGCTCGCTTACCAAAAGGCGATACTTACTTGGTTGAAGAGAGTCAAAAGATGGCTCAACTTCCGTATCTAACCAAGGCAGAGCCTTTCTATGATGATTATGTGAGCTTGTTAGAGTTAGCAGCTAAAGATAATGTAGAGCTTTATGTTGAGGTTTTTCTAAGTAACAACAAAGTCTCTTTAGTGTATGAACATGGTATTTTTCAACGTGCGATTTCTTTGGAAGAGGGTAGAGAAGGTGTGGATTGTACACGCTTGATTCTTCCTTATTTAGAGCGCAGAGGGTTGACAACATTAGTTGACCTAGCTCAAATTCCAAAAAGTGCTATTTGTGGTTACTTGTATACCTCGATTGTCGAAGAGGATTTAACTCCTAGTATGAGTTATACGAAATTGGACTTAACCTCTCAGTTGATTTCGACTATTCGTTTTTATGCTTCTGAGTATATTGAGTTTGGACTGAACTTTGCAAAACGAGATGATGAGTGCAAGTTTGTACAAGACTTAGGTTTTGACACTTTACCTTATATTCGTTATAACTTAGAAGCAGACCAAAATATTAACTCGATTGTAGAAGATTGGGTATCCTTACTCGAAGACCTCGCTGATGTTAGTGCTTTATCAACAAACTTGAGGGTAAGTGTGGCGAGTCATCACAGTCAAAAGTTTAAAGAGTTTGGTTTTGATAGTGTAGTGGTTAATCCGATTTTATGGTCTGTAAACCCTCAGAAAGCGAAGTTACAGTACATTCATTGGAAACAGACTTTAGAAGGGTTAAAACCTTTCGCAGTTGTTTCGTATTTAGATATGACGGCTCAGTTTGAGGTTGATGGTAGCGACTATTTTGGTTTCTATGACTTTGCAAACAATAAACCTAAGTTAGTAGAGAGTAGTTTAGATTTAGGGTTGCATGGGAAAAATAGTGAAGATTTAGGTATTGAAATCGCAGGTCAAACTGTGTTAGAGTTACCATTAGAGAGTCCATTAGATATTTTAGTATTAGGTTTAAAACCAGAAAGTCCGATTTATTTTTGGTCGTCACCAGAGTTAGGTATAACTACAGTATGCGATTCAAATGGTCGGTCTGTAGATCAGTTATTAAGAAAGTAGGTCAGTGTGGAGAAAGATAATTTATGGGGAGACTTGGATGAGTTAGAGGTTGGTGTATCCTCTAGTCAAGACCAAATTCCAGTTGGAGAAGAAGTTGCAGTTTATTCAGAGGTAGGAGAAGAAGTTGTAGAGTGGTCTCCAGAGGTCTCAGAATCGCCCACAGTCGATTTAGAAGAAGTGGATGGGGAAAATATAGACTCGGAAGAAAATCTCAATACGGAGCAAACAGGAGCTTCTGAGATTACTTCTGAGTTAGACGATTTAGAAGTAGAAACACCAGTAGATATTGTAGGGGTATCCGAAACGCCCTCGGTACTTAGTCCATTTGAAGATATTGATAAGATTCTAAGTGGGTTAAAATACGACCGTGAATTGCGTATGGACTTACCGATTGAGTCTATTGTTATTACAGAGTTTGATAAAAAGGCTCGCTTTGCAACTAAGAATGGTTTAACTGCTTCGATTGAAGATTTTGGTAGGGTTTTAAATCCTATCGATGTTTTAGCATTACCTTCTGTAGATGGTGAAGAGATTGAAATGTACACTTTGATTTCAGGTCTCCGTCGAGTTTATGGTGCATCTCGTAATGGTTACAAAACTATTCCAGCTTTTGTGTGGCACTTTGCAGACTATGAAAAAGCCCAACGTTTGGTTCCATTATTGGGGTTGATTTTAAATAAGCAACAACAACACAATTACCAAGAGATTTGGAACGGACTTTCTACTTTGGAACACGAATATGGTTTGAAATTCTCTCAAATTGAACGTTTGTACCCTTATTTAGAAAGTGGAGACGTTCTGAAATTGAAAGAGGTATGCAGTGAGTCTGATACTTACCCAGAGCCTATGACTGAGTTGTTCGCAGGTAAGTACACATTGGACAAAGCTTATAAAGAGTTGGTAAAACAACGGAAAGAGCGTGATGTACTTGAGGAAGAAGACCACAAGGGTATCCTCTCTTCGACCGAACTTGGTAAAGAAGCAGTTGTTTCTAATGAAGAAGGTAGCTCAAGTTCTGAGGGTGGTTCAGAAGAGGGTGAAAACTCAGGTAACAACAAACTGAGCGCCCAAGAGGTAGATGAACTTCTTGAACTGGCAGATAACTCTATGGATAACTTGACTTTAGAAAGTGCCTTAGAACAAGCAGATGCAGTAGATAAGGGTATTGTGCAAGACCGTAAAGGTGACGGTGATGATGATTTAACACCAGAGGTTAAGAACAAGATTAAGGCCAGAGATAAAATGGTTTGTCAATGTTGTTCTAAGGATAAAGTTGAAAACCAAGGAGCTTTCTTATCTCAGTTGGTTGTTCACCATAAAGTACCAGTTCATGCAGGTGGAACAGATGATGAAAAGAACTTGATTACCTTGTGTATCGGTTGCCATCACTTGTTGCACACTATGGAGAAAATGGGAACTCTTACAACCGATAAAGAGCATTTAGACACTATGGATGAAGAGTTCCGTAGACGGATTTTAAATGCTTGGTCTCTTGCTTATATTGCCATTAAAGCAGGGGAGAAGAAAGGTTATTCTCGTAAAGAACGTGCTAAGAAAGCTCAAGAAAGTCTAGGTCATAAATTCCCCGGACAAGACATTAAGAATGACTTAGCATTACGAACTGCATTAGATGTAAGTTCAAAATAAATTTTGATGATTAGGTAGGTATGCTGGATTTTTCCACATACCTTTTCTGATAGTTAGTAGATTAAATCGAAAGGTTTCAATTAGCCATGAAATTACATAAAAATTTACTGCGAGAGCGTTTCGCAAATGGTATTGGGGTATCCATCACTTACAACCCAACCAACGGTGAGCGTTTTATTAAGTCTTTATTTAACGCTTTAAATAAAACAAATACAGATAGGGCTTTTGTAGTAGATGAGGTCATGCAGAAGTTGGTTTCTTATTTTGATAAAACTAACCTAGACTTTTTTAGCACTGAAACAGGTGGGAAACAACCTGACTTAGAACTTCGTCAAATTGGGGTAGTGTATCGTCACTCTCCGAATGAAGTTCCTACTATGGAGTTAAACTCAGATGAGACCGTTTGGAGTGAAGAAGAGCGTGAGTCTTATATTGGTCAGATGAAGCGGTTTGTCATAAATGGTTACGCTGACTGTGAAAACGGCATTTTCTATACTTATGTATATGGTTGGTTCAATAAAGAAAAAGAAGATTATGAGCATATTTTCTTTATTAGCAATGATGCAGAACCAAAGACTCGTTCTTCCCACTATAAAACACTTATTCAAAAGCTTTATATCACTCGTTCAACTGGTTTCAATCACTTCTTTAACTACAAGTTTAGTATTTATTATGCTCCACAACTTTCCTCAGTTTTGGACTTCTTAGATGTGATACCAAAAGATGTTGTAGCTACTAAATTAAAAAGTTGGGTGGATTTTAACTCACAACAATTTAAAGCAGGTTATAATGCTTCTAAGAATAAAGCTCGTTACACAGATCGGTATCCAAACTTACCGCAAGACAGTCAAAGTAAAGAGTTTAAAGAGATTGTACATCAAAACTCACTTAATTTGATTTACAAAGCCTTTATGCGTAGTTTAGGTAATTATTTAATGGGTTCCCCAGCTAAAAATAAAACTATGTTAAAAGTTATGGCAGAGTATTTGTATGAGTTGTACTTAGATGACTTTAACATTACTCTTATGGAGGAGTATGACAGAGTTCAAAATTCAGAATATGCTAGATCGTTTGAAACTAAGCGGAACATTCCAACTAAAATTCAAGCTGCTATGGATTCAACTAAGTTCTTAGACTACGGATTTGGTTTTGTAGAGTTCGATGAGCAGTTTGATTTAGAGAAGCTACCTGATATTGAAGCGCAGTGGGGGTTAATTCACAAAGCTTTGCCACATTCGGAACATAAACCAGAGTTACGTTTTCGTAAAATTGAGCATCGGAAAGCTCATGGTGTGTATTTCCCAGCTTTTGACTGTATTACGATTAGTGTCCGTAACGTAAACTCTATGCTCCACGAGTATGGTCATCACATTGATTTTACTTACAATAAAGACCAAAACTTGTCTATGTCTGATGAGTTCCGCCCACTCCTCAAAGGGTATCAACGTAATTTGTCGGACGGTGGAGTCTATAAAGGAGCTATGTTAAATTACTTCTTAACTCCAACTGAGGTCTTTGCACGTGCTTTTGAGATTTACTGCGTAACGGTACTTCCTAGAGTGAGCTTTACTGAGAGTTTGGCTGATTATGGTAATAAGTTTGAATACTTATGGTTGATTAACCATACTGAAGAGGTATTAAATTACTTTGATACCAAGTTCCCACACATAAGAGAAGAAGTAGCTAACATTCAACAAACTGAGGAGTCTCTTAAAGTAACTAACTTAACTGAAGGTGCAAAAGAAGAACTTGCACCAAATCAAGTAAAAGCAGGTGGCTTTACAGTTAAGATTGAAGAAAGCCCAGGTAAATCCGAACTTGAAGGAAAAGACCTTATTCCAACAGATCGAGATAGTAATGGTATTTTAAGTCATGCAGTTGTTGAAAGACCAAGTAAACAAGCAGAGGACTTATACAACGGTATTTCTATTTCAGATGAGATTTTGGAAGAGAACATGTTTGAAGAATTTGGTTTTTTACTTGATCCAGTTCAGTTCTTTGATGGTACTAAGTTTGGTGGTGTTGCATATTTAGTTAAAGACAATAAAGGGGTCGTTTATCAAACATTTAGAGTTGAAGAACCTCATTTTTCAATGATTGAGAGGGTTATTAACCAACTTCATGACGAGTGTATTCTAGATGCTGAGAAAAGTTATATGGTTGTAAGTGACTTGCTTCATAATAAAATTGAAAAATATGGTGCTTCTGTACAATCTCTAACTAAGGGTATCGCATCTCTTCGTTTTGCAGATTTTAAAGATGTTGATTTTGGTACAACTAAAGGTGAGCAAGTTGCGGCAGTAAATAGCTTAATGAATAAATTAGCTAAGTCTTATGTAACCTATTTGAAGAACCAAGATTTAAGAGTTAAAGATGATGAGATGAGAGCTTTATTCAAGAAGAAAGCTCACGAAGAAATTGCAAAAGATAGAGATATTGCAAGTGAAGTTTGGAACTTTGATTCTGTACTTACAGAATATGGTGAAGCAATTTTTGTAGAGCGTTTGCCTAAGAATAAAGCTTTAGTTAAGAAACATGCTCAACTTGTAGATGAATTATTTATTTATCTGTACCCAGACTTAGGTGGTTCTCATTCAGATTATATGAGTAGTGCAGTTTACAAAGCACTAGTTGATAATGATTTGTGTGTACATTTTTATCTAAGAGGTGAGCTGAGAGAGTTAGTAAAAGCTAAAATTAACGAAACGGCTTTAAACCCAGAAAGAACATTTAGTAGACTAGCTGAGTTAGGTTTAAACTTAACTGTTGAGGTGTGATTTATGGAAAAAGAGATTTATTTTGAGTTGAAAAACAACTCTGGCGACATAATGACAATTTACAGAGATGAGCCAAATGTTGTTCCGTTGAGTGAAGAGTGGACTCGTACACTTTGTAAGTATTACACTTGGAGACATGGTTGGGATTCAATTCAACCACATCGGTATCCTAATCCGTCCGATTTCATAGATGAGTACACCAAACAAGGAACTGAGAAGATTAAGTCCAAAATTTCTACATTATACGAGCTTGTAACTGAGGTAGTTAGTCATCTTTATAAAGATTCCAATATTTATGCAGTACCTCTATTTGTTACGGAAACGCAATCTTTAGGTTATTATCCTACTTTAGAGTTTACTATGGGTTACACTGAAGATGGAGATTTTGTAGGTTTCGCCTTTGCAACACGTGAAGAGATTTACCGTTGGTTTAATACTAAGCGAATCACTAAGTCTGTTGAACAAGAAATATTAGCAATGGTGAAGCGTGAGTTGACTGTTTATAACGAGTACTTAAAAGGGGCAACTTATCATTATGTAATTAACACTGCAGATGGTAATGAGTTAGACCGTGGTTCCGACTTCTATGAGCTTGATGGTGACACAGATAAGATGTTAGAGCTGATGTTGAAAGGAAGTTCTGTTTATGATAAGTCTTTTGTTGAAATTTAAGTAAAAGAGAGGTAAACCTCTCTTTCTTTTTGCTATATATATAAGAAATTTATTGCAAATACTTATAAGTTCTGTTATACTATATCTATTATGAAAATTTAGGAGGTCTTGATTTTATGAAATCCAGACAAGAAATTAAAAAGCAAGCTAAACAGATGATTGCTGAAGACAATTTGTGGTTGGCTTTAGGTCTACCATGTTTGGTACTTGTTTTAGTGAATTTAGCTTTTGCTTTTAACGAAAGTGCCACAGGGGTATCCTCAGCCATCTCTGGACTAACTTTACTTTATGAACTATGTGCAAGTCTTTATGTCTTTGACATTTTAACGAAACAACACCCAGTAGGAAAACAGTTAGGTCGTAAGATTTCGGATATGTTTGGTAGTCTGACTGCGCACACCTTTAAAACAGGTTTATTAGTTGGTTTTATAATTGGTTTGTGGTTCTTTTTACCTTACATTATCGGTATCGGTCTAATTGTCGCTGCTTTGGTGTCAAATAGCTTTGGTATACTATTTTGGCTTGGTGTTGCTTTATTGCTTTTTGGTGGGTTCATTGGTTTGATAAAAACTTATGAGTACGCATTAGCGATTTACCTAGCAAAAACAAACGAAGAACTTGGTTTGTTTGCACTTCTTAAAGAAAGTAAGCAGAAGATGAAAGGTCATAAACTGACTTTGTTCGTACAAAACTTAAGTTTCTTCTGGTGGGGATTAGGTGTATTTGCGACGGGTGGTTTGCTTGGTTTGTATGTCACTCCTTATGTACTTGCAGCAAATACTATTTTCGCCACTGAGGTTTTGGGTATCAACAATTCTGAAAATCCTCGCAAAGAGAGTGATTTAGAAGTATTTTAATAGTGTGAAAGGGAGCGAAAGCTCTCTTTTTGCTTGATTTAATAAGGTTTTTGTGGTATAATAAAGAAAATTTAGGAGGTTTGTTTTATGCAAGTAAGCAAAGAAAAGGCAATAGCAACCTTTACTTATCCATATCAGTCTTACGGAATTAGTTTTGCACTTGATGAGATTAACTACGAAGAATTATATAGGGTTTTTATAGATTATTGTACCTACTTTGATGGTTTTACTTTTAGTGCTTTAACTCCTAATACTACATTTGCGGATTTCACGGAAAATGAAGAAACGGTTAGAAGTCAAATTGATTTGATTTTCAATGAAGTGTTAGTATTAGACACAGATGCTGAAGGTTTTTACAAATACGGTACTGTTAAGTCTGAACGAGGTCTTACCGTAAATGTTTGTTTCAGTAAGGTCTCTGATACAGAACCCAGAGTTGTTGATTGTGGTTCTCATGTTTCCCCTTTGATTGTTTTCAAGTTTGAACTCTCATTTCTTGGTAAGAAACGCCCAGAGTCTTGTTTTATGATGATAGTCACAAAAGAAAAAGACTTAAAACAAGGTTTACCTAACTGGAGGTAGGTTCAGATGTTTAAATTATCAAACGGAGAAACATATTCTCGCTTAGAAATTCATTGTTTTGATGAGTTGCTAGGTTATATTACTAAAGACCAACAAGGTTATCACTTCACTCTTGTGAAGTCCGAAACCCTACACCACAAATTCACTTTGCTTAATTTAAGTGAAAATTCCACCTCCGAGGAAATAAGAAAGTGGTTAAAGGAAAACTTAACCATAACCGATTCACGCGCTAATAGAAGTGAATGTTATCCAAAGTGGTGTCGCACCTTGGAAGATGAGATTTCAGTTTATTCTTTCTTTCTCGACTGTGATATGAGGAGGTGGAAATATGTTTAAACCAACCTCAAAATTAGGGTATCAACAGAAGTACACTTCTCCTAAAGGTGGTTATTGGTACAAGGAAGATTTAAAAGGTGGTGAAGCCTTTGCAGAAGTTTTGATTTCTACATTTCTGAGGTCTTGTAACTATATGAATTCTAAAGATTTTGTACCTTATGATTTCAAGTACAGTAAACCTAGTTCAATAGACTTAAATACTTGTGTCTCTCTAAATTTTTTACAAAAAGGGGAGCAGTTTATTTCATTTAAGGATTTATTGTCTCAAGTGAGTCCACTTACAGAAAAACTAGTAGGTTTCGACTCCAAATTAGATTATATCGACTCAGTGTTTCAACAAACAGTCGGTCAGTCTTTTAGGGAAGAAATGTTGAGATTACTCACTTTAGATGTTATGTTTAGAAACACCGACCGTCACCTCTCTAATTTCGGCATTATTTCAGGTTCTAATGAGTTTATCCGTTTCGCTCCTATATTTGATAATGGACTCGCTTTAGGAGTCTCAGAAGGCGCATATTTCGATTTAGACAACCTCCTAAAAGGTTTCGGTTATAAAATTAAACCTTATGAACTCGCGGTATCTACCTTAACTCCTCAAATCAACACAGATTACTTTCAGTTTGATGTTACTGCCTTTATTGAGTTGGTGGATAAAAACATTCCTAAGAACAACCTTTTGTTGGGTTTCCTAACTTTATTGATTCATTACTATCCAACGGATTGCAAAGGGGTAGATACTAAGACTACTCTGGAGACAGTTTTCGGAGAATTCAACAAAAGGAGATTTTTATAAAATGGATCCCTTTACTCAAACACAATTTAGTTTAACCGATTGGTATAACTCTAAGAAGCGGTTTACAACTATTCTTATCAATATCTTTTTGATATTTTTAGTCACAAGTTTTATTCCAAGTTTGGTTGTTCAGTTTCCGACCTTACTAAAGAACTTAATGACTTCAGAACAAATCTCACAACAACCTATTTTGAATTTAGGTTACTTTGTTTTATTTGCTTTTATTTACTTAGTGAGTGTACTCTTCACTCACCTAATGGAGTTGGGTGATGGTGAGAAATCAGATAACAAAACGTTTGCTATTTTCACATTTTTCATGATGTGTGTAGTTGGAGCTATGTGGGGTGTTGGGATTTTAGTTGTTTCAAGTTTTCCGATATTTAAGCAATAGGAAGAGAGATAAATTTATGCTTTACAATGATTTAGACAAACTAATAGAAGACTACAATGAGCGTTACCGCAACGCTAATGATTGGGTATTTCAAGCAACAACTGAGCTTGAACTAGAAGAAGCAAAAGCAGATAAGAACAAGTTAGTTCACGAGTACAGTCAAGCTTTATATGATTTCCTATGGGATAAACTCCCACAACTAACTGCGAAGGATTGCATTGCTTTTGATTTGGTTCCTTATGGAGTTTGGCAAAAGTTCAGCAGTAAATATGAGTTAATTTTGAAGAAAATCAAGGAGGTTCATCGTGTTCGTTAAACTTTTACTGCAGAGTTTACTTTGGGTATCCCCAATATGGCTTTATCCTTCAACTTTAGTAAGTCAACTAACTATCCCACAAGGAACAAACCCTTCAACTGTAGCAAGTCAATCAATTATCCCACAAGGAACAAACCCTCTGAATGTAGACGAGTCTAAAATTATAGCTTACTTGAAAGATAACCCAACCACTACCTACAATTCTAATGTTGTTTTTGTGGATAAGGATGAAGATTATAAACTAGCTCACCTTATGGGTAAATCAGTTATAGATGTTCGGTATCGTACAAAACCTGTAGTTTCTGAGACAGACTCTTTAGAGGAAGTTCAAGATAAAATCAACAAGTTTAAGTCTGCAACTTCTATTGAGTCTGACGAAGTAGTTCTTGCTTTGTTGGGAAATATGACAGAGACGGTCAAAGTTTCGGACTAATTAGTTGGTTTCCTTGACAAACTTACTAAGGTTTGCTATACTAAACAACAGACTGCATAACACATACAAAGAAAGTGATTGAACTTCAGTTCTCACTTTTCTTTTGTTTTGTTGCACAAATTAAGGATTTGTGGTAAAATAAATGAAATTGACCGTTATAAAACACATAGAAAGGAGAAAAGATGTCAACAGTAATTACAGTAAGAACGTACACACAAGCTACAGAAGGTAATCCTTGCGCTTGGGGTGAGTTATCAACTTTTACAACAGGTAGTCTATACGAAGCGATTTTCACGCATTTTAATCAAATTGATGATGTGACATTGAGGTTTTTCCTAAGTGAATTAAATCGTTATGGTTCAGCCACTTTGCAAAGTGCTACGATTTTAGTGAAAATTAGTTACACAGGGGCTTTCCCCGATAAGGGTTGGTAAATAGATGAGTGTAGAACAAAGATTAAAAGAAGTTGGAATTCCCTCAGAAGTAGGGTATCTTTTCCCAAAAACGTGCAGTCATTGTAATTTAAAGTATGAACTGAGCTTAGATTTATCTGTATTGAAGTGTCCTAACCCTTTCTGTAGAGGTTTGTACTATCAACGTGCAGTAACCTTTTGTGAGGTGCTAGGTCTAACTCAGTTTAGTTATAGCTTTTTTGAGCGTTTAGTGACTGAGTTTGATTGGAAGTCTGAGTTCATTTCTGACTTTTACGACTTAGATAAAATTTCGGTTGAGATTTCGGATAGTGAATTTCAGTCTCGATTTAACTTGTTTAAGTCTGAGTTGCAAAAGGTAAAAGAGAGCTTAACTTTAGAGCAGTATTTAACTTCATTAGCTCTTCCGATGGTTGAAGATATTATTCCAACTATTTGTGATCGATATGAAAACTTAGAAGAATTTTACGCAGAGTTAGATATTGTCTTAGATTTTGATGGTTATTTGACTATTCTTGGATTGAGCGTAGGTTCTAAGGATTTGATATTGCGGTATCTCGAAATTTTCAATATTTACCGTAGAGATTTATTAGGTTACACATTGTAGTTTAGACAGATTAGATAGGTGGTGAGATTTAGATGATGCTTGTGGTTGATAAACGATATGTGGTATTGGAGTGGAAGACTACAAATCCTAACGTTTACATTGAAGATACAGTAGACTTACAAACTCGAATAGATTTAACTCGTAAGTTAAATCAAGATGCTTATGATGTAGTTGTGGAGCCAATTCCTGAGGGTGTACTGAAAGATTTAGTACATGAAAAGGTAACTGTTTTGGTTGTACCAACTAAAGCAACAATGGTGTATTATGAGCGTACTGGAAATATACCAGAATTTTTATTTGTGGAAAGCATTTTAGGTGGTTAAAACTTGGTTAAATTAGGTCAAAAAGGACAAGAGTTACTGCGGTATCTAACTGCATTTTTCGACAAATATGTTGAAGGAGAAGGTTCTCTCAGTGTCCAAGTAAATTCAAAAGATGTAACAGAAGAACAAGCCTTATTCATAGGGAATAATCAAAAGCTTCTTAAATCAGTAGGTTTATTAGATACAAGTCACTCTGTGAAAGATTTAGGCATGTCCAAACAAGAGCGAGAATTGGAAGGTTCATTTTATACTCCTTTGTTTTGGGGTAGGAAAGCTCATGAGCTACTAAGTGATATTCCAAATTTGGAAGATTATGTAGTATGGGACGCTTCATGTGGTACAGGAAACCTTTTGATTGAGTTTCCTAAGTGTAAGCACATGTACTTGTCTACTCTTCATGAAGAAGATGTTCGCTTAACAAAAGAGCGTTTTGAAAAAGAGCGTCCTGATTTAGAAACAACTGTCTTTCAGCTGGACTTTTTAGGTTCTACTGATTCACCACTTATTCAAAACTTCTCAAGACAACTCCCAGAGAGCTTGCAGAAGGTTTTACAGAACAATGAAAAACTCATCATTTTGATGAACCCCCCTTATTCTACCAGAGGGGTATCCACACCGGTCGCCAAGCGCCTAAGCTCCTTGAAGTTGAAAGGTTACGCAGCAGACTTGTATAGTCAATTTATGTGGCAAGTAAAGAACTTGGTGCAAGTACATAACTTAACGAACGCTGAGTTGATTTGGATGGTTCCAGTTTCGTTTCTTTTGAACCACAGAACGTTTGAAGTTCGTAAAGACTACGCAACAGACTTTGAGTTTCGTAGTGGTTTTATGTCTCCCCTTGCTGATTTTCAAGGTAGTGCTGATGTAAGCTCAAGCTATTTGTGTACTACACGTTGGTCTACAAATCAAAGAGGTTCTAAAGACTTGGTTGACTTACCTGTTTACTCTCCTAGTGGAGATTTACTCTATAATCAACCTCTTTACTTAAAAACTCGTAGGAAGACTGCAAGTAATTGGGTTAAGGGTATCCATACTCGAAACTACATTTCCTTGCAACAGATAGATAGTAAAGGAACTATTGTTTCGAATGATTTATCTCTAAGACAATACACTCCTTTAGGTGTTTTTCAGTTTTCGAGTTTGTCTTATCTGAGTTTGGCTAAGAACTTGATTACAACTTGTGAGATATTTAGTATGGAGAGTAGGGCAACTAGGTCAATTAAAGAAGAGTATTTCCCAATGTTGACTTACCTTTATGCTTTGAAATTTACACGTGATATCCCAGTCGAAGTAGCAACTTCTCAAACTAAGGTTCCTAAGTTTGATAAGGTTTGGAACAAGATTTATCCGAACTTTGCTTTACTTTTCTTTATCAACCGTGAACTTTATGGTTTGTCTTTGAGAGATGTAGGTTACATGAATAAGGAAAACTATGTCAATCCATTCTTCTTTGTGTCTGAGGATAAAGTCAAACAAGCGATTGAAGCGAATACTGATACTGAGTCAAGAACTGCTTTAATGAACGATTATAACCTCTGGGTATCCAAGGGTGCTTGCCCTCAGTTTTACCGAGAAGTAATTGAAGATGCCTTAAACTCTCCTGATTTGTTACCTTTGTTTAGAGAAGTATATGAGCATTTAGAAAAGTTCTATTTAGAGGGTATCCGCAATCGCCGAGTAAACTCGGAAGTGCGCCTAACAAGTGCAGTGGACTTGGGTTTCCACCAACTAAAAGACTTAAAAGAAGTTCCAAATAGCGAAGTTAAAGCCTTTTTAGATCATCAACGAGAGCTGAAAGCAGTGGTTGTAGAAATGTTGCAAACTCTTAACTATGAAATTTGATAAAAGTTCCCCTAAAACTTGACACTTAGGGGATTTTTTGATAGAATGAAACATATAAAATTAGAAAAAGAAGGAGACAGAAACTTTGGCAATTCATTTAGATGATTTATTAAACCCAGAGGCGCAGTTCGCTTCTGTTTTAGTCTACGGAAAAAGCACTCGGTATCTTTCCTTGGTTTCCAACTTGGTTAAGAAACGCTTTCAAGTAGACTCTTCTTCGGTTATTCGAGTAAATGACTTAAATGAGTTACCAAAGATGGACGCATCGATTCAAATTCGTCCATTTCGTTCTCCTTACCGTCTATTTGTTGTAGATGAACAAAAGACAGAGTTAGCAGAAGTTACTGTGAAGTTTCTACAAAGTGTTGTAGGGTTTACACGGTTGGTTGTAGGTTATAAGAACTACAAACTCTTTCAAAACGTTCGCTACACTAAAGAACTGGTTGATTTTCAACCAGATATTATGTTCAGCACCTATATGACTCAAAGTGAGTTTCAGTATATTTATGATGTGACTACTAAAGCGAAAGGTTCTGTGAAATTATCTGAGAAAATGTATGGAGTCGTTACCAAGCGGTATCTTCGAGACATTGATGCTGTTTTTACGATTCTATCAAGCTTAAAAGACGGTATTGAAATTAGAGATAATGCGACTTTGGTGCAATTAGCCGGTGTAGGTTCTCTTCAAATTGAGCGTGTGGCTTTAAGTATGTTGACCTCAACTACTAAAACAAAGAGAGGTTTGGGTCAATACAAGAAGAAACAACTGCAGAGCTTGTTAGAGTTGTCTCATCATAGAAGTTTTGAGACCGTTCGTAAGTCTTTATTAGAGTCCTTTAAAGCTATTTTGATATTGAAAGAATTATTAGTTGAAGGTAAGATTTACCCAGAGATAGGCTTGTTACCAGACATGAGTAAGTACAACAACTATCGAATTGGGAAGTACGCTCGCTTTTTGGAGCAAATTGATGGGTTGTCTATGATGGAGATTGTAAATTTTATGTCCTTGGTAGGTAGTCGTAAATGGTCGGAGGAGTTCCATGTGGTATCCTTTGTCTTGCAAGCGACTAAGTTAATCGGATTGAAAAATGGAGGTTTAGTGTAGTGAGAGTAAAAGCAGTAAAGATAGACGATTATAAAGAGAATAAGGGGTTGCAGTTAGATGTAAACACTTCGTCTGTTTGGCAGTTTCTTGTATCTGATGGTGGGTCTATCTTTTTAGAGTGGTTAAAACCTACTAAAGAGTATGTAAAACCAAAAGTAGAGAATAAGGTGGGTTTCTTTAACTTATTGTCTATGTTGGGGCAAGAAGCAGTTGAAGAGGTGGTCTCTACTTCTTCGGAAGATTTCCGAGTAAACCCTTCTATTTGTGCTGTTGGGGTATCCTTAAAGGAGTTTCAGTCTGATAAAGACGTGTGGCTTTCTTACGGTGTTCCTATCTTTATTCCGGTCGATTTAACTACTAAGGATTTAACTAAGATAGTTTCGTGGTTGCAAGATAGTGATTTAGTAGATGGGGTCACTTATGTACTAGATTTAGGTCTGAACTATACTAGGGTTCATGAGCTGACTCAAATCTTGAGAGAACAGAAGAGTTCAGAAGAGCAAGTTCGCTTAGTGGGTAATTGTGTCTTTAAGTATAAAGGTCAGAACTATTGTGGCTTGTTCTCTCCTAGTTTTGCTAAGAGTTATAAGTTAGATTGGGTTTATGACTCGGAACCGCATAAAGCAACTCAAGTCTTTCTAAGTAAAGACTCTTCGAGAGAAGTACCGATTGAAGATTGTACTTACCCAAAGGCAAGTAGAACAGGCGGTATCTAATGTTTCTAACAGGTTGTTTTATGGAAAGTATGAACACGACTTTATCTGAACATAGTTTAGAGTTGGTTGGTCAGTATTTACCTAAGACTAAACATATAAACTATGTCAAAGACTCTTTATATACTTTGGTAACAAAGCGTTTGGATAAAGCGTGGTCAGGTATGAGCGAAAAACAATTTATTTACACAGGTTGGGACGAAAGCGTCCGAGCAAGTGTTCACACGAAACTAGATAAAATTCGCCACGGTGAGTTTAATATTGGTGTCCGAGAAGATGGAGAGTCTAAGCTACCGTCGGGAGTTGTAGATGAAAACACCTTGAGTTCTGAGATGTCCTTGGTTCCTCAGTCTGTCCACCGTTGGGAGGTATTTCTAAATAAGTTGACCGTAGACACTTTTGACTTCCGAGTTGAGTTAGCAGAACTAATTGAAGAATACAATAGGGTATCCCGATTTTTCGAGAACACTTATGGTCTCAATTTCCGCCTTCTGTTGAAGAAAGTGTTAGAAGGTGATAGAGATAGCCAAGAGTATTTGGTAGATATTTTGTCTGAGGAAAATGATAAGGTCTTCGTAGAAACTCTAGGAGAGTTATTGCACTATGATGAGTTCAAAGACTTTATTTATAGTGATGTAGACAAGAGTTTAGAAGTAGGGGTGTTATATGAGTGAACCTTTGATTTTAAATCCTTATTCCAAACAAGTGAACTTAGACAAATCTTTGCTTTTAGTAGTTGCTCTTGATTTAAGTAAGAAGTGGTATCACCTCGCTCGAAAATTGGGGTCTTATAAAACTTTAGAGAGCTTTCAAGATGTAGTCTTAAACCGCCTGTTGAACTTAGAAGATATTGCACTAAGTCACTTAGAAGGTTATGTTAAGCACATAGCTCGAAGAAATATCAGTCAACCAACTGAGGTCTTGGTAGAAGATTTTGAAGTATATGACTTTGATAAAGACTTCTCCCCAAGTACTGTAAAGACAAATAAAGGCATTGAGTCCTTTTGGTTTAATTGGTTGGATTCCTTGAGAACAAAACCTTTAAAACCTTTGAAAAATGAAGAGGAGTTGCTTTATTTACTAAAAGCAGTCTTGATATTGCGCTTTATTGAGTCTAAGGGGTTGATTGAGCAATCTACTCTTGAAACTAATTCAGCTTCTTTGCGGTATCGTACTTGGTGGTCGCAATTCCTAGTGTCTTTAGTAGGTCGAGTAGGTTTACCGAATGAAGAAGTAGAGAAGAGGGTTTCTACGTGGCTTAGTTATTATCTGCAGTGTGAGAAGGTGTTGATTGAAGCTAGTCTCTTATACTTGAAAGTAGAAAGTCACTTAGTAGCTAGTGAATTGTGTTATAAGAAACAACCGATAAGAACTCGCATGAAAGATGATAAACTGTCTGTGAGTGGTTCTAATTCGTACACGATTTACAAGTTAGATACAAGTGCTTATGTAGATAAACTCTTTGATTATTACTTCGGAGAGATTGGGGTATCCCACAGTTTCCGACTTGACTTAGGTTCTCAGACCTTTTATAATATTCCCTACAAAGGTTATGTATTGAGGGGTAACTTAGAAGAGTTGATTTTAGAGACTCTTGCAAGTTGGTTGGTGTTGAACTTTGACTGCCGATTTATTGGGGTTGTGGGTTCAACTATGTACTTAGAGTTTAAAGAAGATAATGGAGAGTTTCCAGTCTTCTTAGTGTATTTCAAAGAAGTATTTCAGTTTGATTTAATTCCTTGCGGTAAGGAAGTTGAAATAGAAAGTTGAGGTCTTGTAAAATGTTACAAGTAAGTGTAGGTCAAAACAATGGGTTTATGACTTGGGTATTCTACGCAGAAGGTCGCTTGGTTGAACGTAAATCTGTGTCCGTTCCTAGAGAAACAAATACTCAGAGGTTGATTGAGTTTACGAAAGAAGCTCTAACTTCGGTGTTGAAGTATTTAGACACTCAAAAACACCCGTACAATACAGAATCGGTATTGTCTGTGGAGGTAGGTCGTAAGGTAATTGCTCGTTATTTGAATGAGCGTTACTGCAATTCAATTTATGTAGAAGACTTGGAAGAGTTATTGAAGGTTTTTAACCGTCTTCCAATTTCTGTTGAGGTAGAATACAATAAAGACGCAGGGTTTTTAATTGCAGATCGTTATAACAAAGAGAAGTATATAACAGAACAAGTTGTAAAACAAACTTCTGCTTTGGATTGGTTTGATGAAGTAGGAGGGTAAACATCTTGCTTTACACGATATTAGAAATTGAAAGGAGATAAGGTGCTTACCTCAGAGATTAAATTTACTTATAAAGGTCAAAACTACAACTACAAAGGGTATCTTTCCGATTTGACCCACGGTGGTCTCTTGCGTTTGGTGGCTCAAGATGGTGTGTCTGCTCAGATGCTTATGCAAGGTCAAGCAGAGCAATTAGGTCGAACTTATAGAACGGCTACTTTTTCAAGAGCTTCCTTTACGGTAGAACGCTTAATTAAACCAAAGGTTTTATTTGGAGAAGATGGAGTTGATTTATCTATTGCGAAGTCTTTCCAAAAACACCCTTCATTTGCTTTGTTTGCTTATTTGTACGCAGTGTATAGCTACGCTAAAACCCTCAAAAATGAAATGAGGGGTAGTAAAGGTTTCTTGGCTTTGAGTTTGAAAGAGCTTGAAAATGTAGAGGATAGGGTTGAATTTGAAGTTCCATTTGGAAAAGGTGTTATTGAGCGTAAATACGGTTTGGTTCGCTCTTTGCGTTTTGCAACCCAAGATTTAACAAGTGGAACTTCCTTAGAGTTCGGATTTGTAGAGGATTCTTCCTTTGAGTTTCTACCAAGCCAAGAAAGGGTATCTCTTCTCGGATCGGACGTTATTCGTATGGACTCGATTGGTACGGCTTATAAAACTGAGATTTCAAATAATCTAAGAAGACAGTTACTAGGTTTACCTAAAATTGAAGTTGTAACAGATTTAAAAGGGTTAGAAAGTTCCGTCAATCCTTTCTACACCACAATGGCAGAGGTCATTGAGGTAGAGAATATGAAAGCCAAGGTCGAACAACGTACTTCTCGAAACTTTGAGTGGGTTCGAGAGAGGGTTTTAAGCGGTAAATACAGAGTAGTTAAACCTCATGAAGTGGAAGATGTTTTCAAGCAGTTGGAAAAAGATTACAAGAAAACAAAACTGACTGCGTTCGATACGGAGACCACAGGCTTGGACTTTACGTTTAGAGGATTTTATGGTAAAGGCTCTATTATGGTAGGTGCAGTCTTATCTGCAAAACCTGGAACTTCTTACTATTTCCCTCTAGCTCATAAGAAATTTCCAAATGTCTGTGGGGGTGATATTGAGTTATTTGTAGAGAAATACTTACAACCCTATTTAGGAGATAAAAAGGTTGTAGCCCACAACAACATCTTCGACTGGAAGGTAGGGTATCGACATGGTTTGGTCTACGATTGTTGGCTTGACACATTAGTTGCCATGCGTAAAACTTACTCAGCAAGAGACAATGAAGAGTATGGTTTGAAAGCTGTAACAGATAAGTTCTTGCATAGAGAAGCGGTAGAGCTTGATGACTTAACAAAGTGTGGTTCTTATGAAAAATGTGGTGGAACCTTTGATGAACTAGAAGAAGAGCTTGTAGCCTTTTATGCCTGTCCCGATGCGGACAACACCTTGTGTATTGCTCTTTATTTCTTGGAGAATGATATTCTAGGTAAGTCTGGTTTTGATATGATGCAAGCAGTAGTACATGATAGTCGCTTTACCTGTGTTGCTGCTTATTCGGAGTTTTATGGGATGCACTTAAACCTAGAGTCAGTTCCTCAACTTCGCTTGCACTATGGTAAGCAGTTAGTCCGAGAGTACCGAGACTTGTTGGAGTTTTTAGCCATTCATGTACCTCAACACACAGAAGATGGTCTCTTTGCTATTCAAGGTAAGGCGAACTCTATGGTTTTAGGTTTAGACTATGATTTACCAGAGGGAGAAAAGGTTCTTCACTACAAATTTGAAGATTATCCTAATGTGTACATTGCACAAAAGAGTGGTTATTCTGTAAACTCTCCCATGAACAAAACGATTGCTTATGATTATCTAGGGTATCCGGAACAAATCAGCAAAAAATCAGGAAATTCCACTCTTGATAAAACGGCTTTGAAGTTCTTGAACAAAGGTACAAAACCAGATAAAGAAAACTTCAGATTGAGTTTTGATGATTTCGTCACTCGCTCGTTGAGTTTGCTTTCGTCTTGGTTAGGTCACACTCAGAGTAAAGAGAAGTTAGCTGAGTTAGAGAAAGATGAAAGTCAAAAGAAATTGGTACGCGGTCTTGCTTGTTTAACTCGTTTGGTAGATAACAGACAGTTTGAAGAATTAACAGATTTGGATAAAGATACGCTTCGTATTGCAACCAAGTATATCTTTGGAGAAACCTTTGGCTATAAAACTCAGATTGAGTTTGAGGGTGAGAAAGGTTTCTTGGTAAAACCGGAAGAAAACGCGCCTATTCATCCATTCACGGTTATTTTAGAGTCTCCTCGTAACACTGCTCGCTTGTTTACGAACTTCTTAGATAAGGTTGAAGAAAACTTCATTGAAGGTTTCTGTTTCCCAGCTCTCGATATGTTCAAGGTTACAGGTCGTTTATCAACTAAGAAACCGAATATTCAAGGGTTTGATGATACGATTAAGAAAGAGATGACGGCTCGAAACGGTTATTACATGGTCGATACAGACTATGCTTCGAAAGAAAACCGAGTCATTGCAATCATGTCAAAAGAGCAGTCCTTGATTGAAATGTTTAAGGATTGGCGCAATGACTACCACCGTTTCCAGTCTGCTCGATTAAATGGTCTCTTGCAAGAGCAGGTAACAGACAAACTGCGTAAGATGTCGAAAGGTCTTGTTTTCGGTATCAACTTCGGCATGTCAGATTTGTCTCTTGGAGAAGTCCTCTTTGGCTCAAGGTCAAAAGAGAATGCACGTAAAGCTGCTCAAAAGAGAGAAGAGTTCTTCTCATTCCAACGTTCGGTTGAAGGTTGGTTTGAAAACAACGTTAAAACCGCACTTAGCAAAGGGTATTCCACTACAATTTTCGGAAGCAAACGTTTCTACAATAAGGATCGAGTGTCTAAGAGTCAGATTAGACGTTACGCTTTGAACCACCCAATCCAAGGTTCAGCAGCGGATATTTATAAAAAAGGAATGGTCGATTTATTCTCTGACTTGAAAGAACAAGGGTATTTAGGGAAGATTTTGCTCACTGGTTTCATTCATGATGAGGCGACTATTGAGGTTCACAACACCATTCACCCTCATGTAGTTCTCGGTCTAATTCGTAAGAACCTCATGGTTGAAATTGAGGGTGGTTGCCCATTGGACTTAGGTTTCGGCGTGGGGCATTCGTGGTACACTGCGAAGAAAACCGAGTGGCAAGTAGGTCTCCAAGAGCTTATGGAGTGGAACTTAGATGCTTATGATTGGGACGGAGATATTGATAAATTCATGGTTTGGGCTGAGAACCGTATCCATGAGTTTAACGCAGAAGATGTAGAGAACAAATTACGTTCTACTGCCTTTACAGAAGATACGATTGAACAAGACCGAGTATTTCCAGTAAATTACGCTTTGGAATTGAACAAGTATTTGTTAGGTGAGCTTACGAAAACTGACCATAGTTGGCAACAAGCCAGCGGTATCCTCGACTTCCCAGATAATTTCGAGGACTTGAGTGGTGGTGAGCGTAAAGAGTTTATTTACTTACACCTACCTGATTTACATATTCACAAGCGTTTGCAACTCTTTTGGAATATGAGAAACGGCTTTGAGCAATCTATTATCAAAGAATACCGAGACTTGTCTGACTTAGAAACTGTTCAAAAACGAGCAGTTGCAACAGAGAATCAAGAAGCAGAAGAGAAGAAAAAAGAGCGTGAGCGTAGGGTTCAACTCTTGAAAGAGCATTTAATGGACTTTGGTTCTAAATTAAATGCAGATGGTTCTGTACTTTACTTGCAGTATAGTGAGGGTCTTTACGCAGAGTTAAATACCATGCTCTTACAAGATGATGGTCCTGTTCCTTTGGTTAAAGTTATTCTGTACTTGCAGAGGGAAGATAAGTTCACTCAACTCACAGGAGTTGGTATCCCACAAGCTCTTCTTTCTGATGTAGTTCGAACTGCACGACAGTTTGTTCTGTAATTTGAATTTAAACAGGTCTGAGAGGTCATATTTGGGCTTCTGAGCGATTTTAGGAAGTAGGAGGTACATTTTTACCTCCTTTTTCTAAAATTCGTTAGAGAGCAACTGAAAACCTTTAAACGCTATACGGTTAAAATACCTATTCTGTCAAGAAATTTTCTCTTGTTTCTTGCAATTAGTTGATTTTAGTGGTATAATAAAAGAAATAGTTTGTATTAGGAGACTTATGAGTGCTAGATGATTTATTAGATAATTTAGAAGTAACAAGCTCTGAGGAGCTTGAAGAAGTTGATGAACTGAGTGATTTGGAAGAATTAGAAGTAGGTTCAACAGACTCGATTAAAACCAATGAAGAGGTTGTAGCGGAGTTACAAAGTAAAGAGAAACAAGTAGCTCGCATAGGTTTTGAGTTGGAGAAAGGGTATCCCTTGTTCGAGGTGCGCCTAACTCCAGAGTCTCAAATGTCTACAGTCACTATGGATGCGATTAAAGGTTTGATTTCGTCAAGTACAAGAGACACTAAAAACTTTGAAGATTTTGAGAAAGAGTCTGAGACAGGAGAAAAATCTGTTGAAGTTTGTATGACTTTAGTTCTTGCGATTGACCCAAATGAAGCTCTAAAAGAGAAAGTGATTGGTTACTTCAAGAAAGAGAAGTTACGCCATTTATATCAGTTGGTTCGCAATTTAGAACATAAATTTTATTTGGATAAAGACCGATGTTTCTCAGGTCAAAAAATGTTAGCAATTTTGTAGAAATAGTGAGGTTTCGGTATCGATGGTTTCCGTAGCAACAGATTTTCCATACACAACAGGTTTAAAAGAGAAGTTTAAAGGTCTTTTAACAGACGTTACTTCTTTCCAACAAGAACAAGAGAACTTGTTACAAACAAGTGTAGATATGATTGAGGGTGGCTCTAAATACAAACTCTCAGTAACCTTAGAAGCACAAGGAGAAGTACAGACCATTGGTTTGCTTTGTGATGATGTTTCTGCGTTGGTATCTGAGTTCCGAGCTATTTTCCATCAGTATTTAGGAGAAGATGCACCTTTGTACAAAGTGGTTGAAAAGCGTTTTGGAGAAAAGGTTGAAAGCAACTCTTTAGATGCAGTTTCGTATTTGGTAATGGTAGATAAAGATGTGTATTGGAATATCTTTGTTACCTTGACTTACTTAGGATAAAGCACATGAAACAATTTGATTTATTGAATGAGGTAGCAAAAGAGGGGCGAGTTTCTTCGCTCACTCTTTCTGTGTATTTAGTAAGTGAAGTAGACCCTCGTAAATTCTTCCGAGAAGGTGTAAAGGTCTCGTCAGCAGTTAAGATTGTGCAAGCAAGAGCGCTCTTGGGGTATCACAAATCCTTTGGAGAGCTAATTACAGAGGGTTTCCTTTATGTTAGTGTTCCAAAAGACCAACCTCTAGGACAGATTGTTCACTTAACTGGAACTTTAAGTCCAGTAACCTTTGAAGATTACTCTCCAGAGTTGTCCTTATTGAGATTTGCGAAAATAGATGGTCGATGGGTTGTTCGAGCTTGTATGTGCAAATCGTATGAAGAAAGTCCTTACAAGGAAGACCTAGCAGTACGAACTTTAAAGAAATGGCCAGAAGTTCCTTATGCTTTAACAAGTGCATCAGGTTTGGTGTATCCTCGAACGATTGGCTTTGATAGAGAAGTTTTGTATAGTGTGAGTGATGACTTAGTAGGAAGTGAATTAGAACATTCTAAACCACAGTTAGGTTCGACACACTTAGCTTTAACATCTACCCAAAAGGCAGTTTTAGAAGATATGTTGACGTTTCCAGTTCTCCAACTTCAAGTAGAAAATGAAATGATATTGGAACCAGAGGTTTTAGGAGAGTGGTTGAAGTCTCAAGTAAAAGGTCGCAACTTACGAGTGTTTGATTTGAGAGGGCGAGCTTTACCTATGACTGAAGTGTTGAAAAAGTTAAAAGGGGAGAGTGGTTTCACGTTAGAGACACAGTTCGTACTCCTTGTGTCACAAGTAACTGAGGGTATCCCCTATGTCCAAATAGGAACAGTGAGGTAAAGATTTGGGAACAGTAAAATATAGTTCAAAAAATAACAAGCACTTTCTTATTTTGGAATTGAGTAAGAAAGAGCAAGTCGATGAGGGTATTGTCAATGCACTGCGTTCAAGTGGTTTCATGACAAGTGTACCGTTTGAATACAATGAGAAAAAACGTGCCTTTCGTTATGATTTAGAGGGTTTGATTTCATTAAGAGTTCGACTCGGTTCAGCTATTACGATTGATGAGTTTTATTTGTTGATTGCAAATATTTACCGTTCAGTCTTGCAGCTTTCAAATGACTTACAAATCCCACCATCATTTTTAGATTGGTCACCAGATAGTATTTTCTTAGATGTTTCGGGGAATATTTACTTTTTGGTTTACCCTTTGAATTTGAAAACGGTAGAGGGTTCAGGGTTTTATGGTTTAGTTCGAACGTTATTGAAAAATGCAAAACCTTTCCAAAATGTTGATGAACAAGGTTTAAGTCGTCTTCTAGGTTTTCTTGATATGGTTGAGCGGAAAGAGGTTGAACCAGAGAACTTCATTTATAATTTAGGTCAAGAGTCTCTGCGGTATCGCTCAGAAAACTTGCTTTCTTATAGCTCTCCGCAGTTGAAGTTGATTTTAGAGGGTGTTGAAGCGATTGAAGAAGAGCTTACCCCAGAGGTAATTACTGAGGTTGTAAGTGGAGTTGAATTGGACTTAACTGCATTAGATACTGAAATGATTGAGCGAACAGGTTTGCTTGATGAAGATACTTCTGATTTTGGTGATGAGGAGTTAACTTCTGTACTTGATGATTCAGACACAGTAGCTCCAGCTCGTAGATACCACAAAGTCGGGTATTTAACACGTGAAACAGGTGAAAGTTTTGAGCTAGATAGCCGAAGTGGAGTTGATACTTGGGTATTTGGTAAGCGCCCTAAAGCGATTGACGGTGTAGAAGAGTCGATTGCCTTTAGAGATAATAAGTACATGTCAGGCACTCACTTTAAGATTATCTATGAGGAAGAAGAACGCACCTTTTATGTAGAAGACATGGGTTCAACCAATGGAACTTGGTTGAAAAATGACGATGTTAAAGGTTCTGAGTGGAGAAGTGAAGAGCGTATTTTTGCAAGAGACTTAAAAGAGCTTCATAATGGAGACACTTTGAAGATTGCTAAAGAAGAAGTAACATTTAGGGTTAAAGAGGTTTAGGTTCATGAGATTAGAATATTATTCAGACAGAGGTGGTTACAACGGCACTTCAAGGGTCAAAGGGTATCGAGAGAAAAACGAGGACACTATAGGGTGTTTCAAGGTTTCAGGAGTGGAGTTAGGAGAACAACCAGTTTATGTCCTAGTCGTCTGTGACGGTATGGGTGGTGGTGTGCGTGGCAAATACGCATCTTCCTTAACCGTTCAATCGATTCGCACTGCAGTAGAGTCTATTGCAGAGAAGAAACCTTCCCAAACATGGTTAGAAGCTATAGCAGATGTTGTTTCTCAAGGTATTTACCGAGCGCATTCTCGTTTATGTGATGAATTTGCTAATGTAAAAGGTACATCAGCCACAACATGTACAGTTGGTATCGTTCAAGGTTCTCAGTTTTTAACTCTTCAAGTAGGTGACTCTCGTTTGTATGTGTTAAATCAAAGAGGGTTGCACTTGCAAACAGAGGATGACTCTTGGGCTTTCAATCAGTTGAAAGAAGGAAACATGACGGAAGCAGAGATTAAGAAACACCCTAACCGTCATAAGATTACAAAAGCAGTTGGTGTAAGTAGAGGTTTCCGTCTGCAACAGTCTTCAGTATTAGAGTTAAAAACAGGAGAGGGTATCCTCTTGACCTCAGATGGTTTTTCTGAGTTTTTAACAAAGGAAAAAGCGAAGTTGATTTGGTCTAAAGAAAACCAATTAGAGTCTATGTCTCGTATGATGATTGGGGAAGGTCAAAAAGATAACATTTCAGCAATTTTTTATATGCCATAAAGGTTTCGGTAGTTTAGTTTAGATAGATTAGGTAGGTAGCAATAAATGACGATTGATATTAAAACATTAGGTAGACACCAAGGTTCATTCCTTTTGCAAGGTCTAAGCATTGGTAAAACTCGCAACGAAACAGATATGTTACAAGGAACAATCATTGTCCGAGGTGGGGATTCTATTCGTTTTGTATGTTTTGATAATGTGATTGTGTCTCAATTTAAAGAAAATGCGGTCACAACCATTTATGTAAGTGACGGTGACGTTACCATTCAAAATTACAATGAGAGTTTGTCAGCCAAGTTAGAGGGTATCCGCGGTTTGTCTGCGGACTACAACCCTTCTGAGTTTATGGAAGTCATTGACCCAAGTAAAAATGCTCATGAAATTGGCGCTTTGGTTCGTAAGTTAATGACAGAAAAAGGCGCTCAGTTAACTTTACACATGTTAAGTGACCGAGGAAAAGAATTAAGTGTTGCTATGGCTGCTCAATATGGTGGTTATCATGACGGCAAAGTCGGAGGTTTGCTGAACCACATTCGCAAACTTTTAAGATACGCAGAAGTAGCCATGACTGAATATGAATTGCTCCATACCATGAGTCCTGAAGAGCGTGATTTAGTTATTCTAGGGTAAACTAACAGTTTACACAAATGTAGAAAACTTAGTAAATTTTTCGTAGTTTTCTATATTTTATGTAACAACGACAAATAGAAAGCCCTGCACATCATGTGAATGGTGTGTATCATTACAAAAGTTAAA